CTCCCCTCCGGGGAAATTTAAGAATTCTCCAGAGTATCCTATCTTTATCTGGATTCCCCTTGACTTCCCCCCTCCCCCCTAGTATTATACCCCCCTATCGATTATCACAGAGGAGAGTATTAGTATGAAGATTAAGTATGGTGGTTGGTTCTATAAGATAGTGTCCCCAAGGGATCTCCGCACACCAGAGACAGTCTGTGGGGTGGTGTGGCAATTACTGATGTTGTATGTACTAGCCCCCCTAGTGGTGGTAGCGATGGCACTCCCCTTTTACTCTTACTTCACGGGAGATCTAGTTGATGTGTTGTTTGGTGAGGGTAAGGTCTCATGGTGGGGTTTGGCTCATGTAGTGGGCATATCCTTTGATTCGGTCTTACTCTGTACTGGGGTGACATACTTTTATTATAATGTTGACTTCACTAAGTATTGTGGTAAAGTAGAGATAACCCATGAGGAGAATGATGATGATTAAGTATATTAAGGCATGGTATAGGACTAAGTTTGTTGAGGTGGATGTTATCACCCACTTGGAGGAGTTAGGCAGAGGGGAGAGGCTCCCCGATAGCCCTCGATCAGCGTACTCAGCTGGTATTTGCTATCAGATGGGCATTAGCCATCTCCATGTATACTTTACCACTTGGGACGAGTTCTCTGGTATCCGTGAGTACCCAGTACCATCCCCCCGCAAGAGGGAAGACCCTGAGCGGGCATACTATAGAATAGGTAACCTCTGGAAAGGCCCCTATGGGGAGTCCCGTAAGAGGCTATGTTTGCATATTGCTAGTGAGATGAGGAAGGAGAATGATGATGATTGATTATATTGTGCTGTTGTATGTGGTGGTTGCCTTACTTGACTTAGTTGTTATTGTTGGTGTAGCCTATTGTCTAGTATCCCCTAGGATGTATGCTATAAGGGAGATGAGGAAGGAGAATGATGATGACTAACAAGTATACAGATGATGATATTAATCTAATGAGTGGGAATGCGTATTATGACCCCCGCACGGTACTATCCCCTCTAGTATCTGCCTTCCTACGGGAGTTGGCTGCCCATGGGGGGGAGTATAGACGGGGTATCTGTTGCTCTCTTGAAGGTGAGGAGAGCTTATGCCTCGGAGGGTACTGCTATAGCCAACTAACCCCCTTGTTCCTCACATGGGAGGGGTTTAGTGGGGACTCCACCTACCCTGTAGGTGGCCATGATGAGTACTACAAGGATGGAGAGGAAGGCACCCTATGGACTGGCCCCTCAGGGGATCGTAGGAGGGGGCTATGTGTCCATATGGCTAATGAGATTGATATGATATTGGGGGGTGGTAATGATTAATTTGTCAGCACTAATGTTTGCTCTTGTGGGCACACTTATCATCACTTGCCTTGCGGAGGGTTTAGTGGGGTGTATTAGGAACCGTAAGGTTAAGACTAGGGAGAGTAATGATGACTGATAAGAGGTTCCTTAAGTGGATACATGGGAGGTTAGAGGCTCATGGTGAAGACCCTAACGTAGACTATATGCACCAGCTACGGGCTATCATCAACGGGATGGATGTGGATGTGTCTACCCCCAATGTTGCTAGTATGGCCTACTCTAGTGAGTGTAAGGATTGGATACATAAGGAGAGTGGTAATGATTGATTGGATACTAACTGGGGCGGCTCTCTTAGCTGTTGCAGCTGTCCTCAAGTGCCTTGTAAGCGAGGGTATGGATATAAGTACCTTCCAGCATGAGGAGAGGGAGTTCAAGAACTGGTTTATGTCTACAGCCCCCCTCCTAGCTGAGGACTTAGGGCTTATCCTCACTTTGAGTGGTGATGGGGATTCCTTTGATGTAAGTGCAAGACCAGATCCCTTGAGGCTCTCCCCTCCTACACAACAGATTATTGATAGGATTGAGAGTGGGGATGCGCTTGTGGAGTTCGAGGTGGGGCCTAGGGATGTCTACTGTGGTGTGGTGGACGATGGTGTCGGGTATGCATTTACAGTCCTATGTGGACTTAAGGATTTAAGGGGAAGGACTGGTGAAAGAGGGATTTTACATTCCCTAAGGAGTGCCAATGAGAAGGGGTACCTCTCCCGTATAGGATATACTATTGATGAGCTTATTGACTTACACAGTACCAATAAGTATAATGTATCCATCCCTGACCTAGTGTGGGCTACTAAGGACGAATGTCAGGCTATTGGTATGGCATTACTTAAGATAGACCTGCGTAATCGGGAGATTCAGAGGGAGCTATCGGAAGAGATAGCTGATGAGGAGCGTAGAAGGAGTAATGCAGTTAAGGAAGAGGCGAGGGCAGAGTTACTGGCTAAGTTTAAGGAGAATAATGATGAATAAGAAAGATATGAAGAAGATGGTTAAGACAGCTGAGGCTCAGTTTAAGGCCTTAAGTAAGACATTGACTACACTGGCTAAGGAGGAGGGTGTGAGTGTATTTTGTGTTATGGTTGGTGTTAATGATGACTACCTAGTGATAAACTACGATGCACCAACACCCCCTCAGACTGAGCTACTTAACACTTATGGGGAGGATTGATATGAAACTTAAGATTGAGGTAGACCTTGATGAGTTTATGGATAGTTGGAGTGGTGAGTTTCTTAATGAGAGCATCCAAGCTGAGATTAAGGCAGAGGTGCTCAGGGGTGTGAAGAAGTCCCCTGAGTATAAGAAGGTGGTTAGGGAACGTACTGAGGCTGCATTGAAGTTAGCCATTGAGGGGAGTGTATGACTATGAAACTAGAAGTAGGTATGAAAGTGATGTATGATGGTTACTCTGTTGGAGGCATCCCTGCAGGTGAGATACTCACTGTAAAGGCTATCACCAGTACTGATGGTAGATTATTCACCTCAGAGGAGCGTAGTGACTACACACATGCCCTAGGATCTTGTAAGATCCTAGGCCATCCCATTGAGTCCCTCTCCCCTGAGGATGTAGGTAGGAAGGTGGTCCGTGTGAATGGGAGTGACCAACTACAAGTTGGGGGAGAGTATACCATAAGTGATGTAGATCGGGGGTGGTTGGATATTGAAGAGTATACACCCCCCTCCCTCTCTAAGTACCCTTGGGTTTGTGAGGCCTTCGTATTCTCTCCTGATGAGAAATCCTCATTAGAGGAATCCCCAGAGGAGGAATCCCCTAAGGGGGGTTTACTATCCCTCATCAAGGAGCAACAGCTAGCCCACAAGGGAGTTAAAGTGGCAGAGGAGGACTTGGAGAAGGCTGAGGGGGACTTAAGGCTTGCCACTAAGGACTACGAGGATGCTGCTAAGGAGTATGATGAGATTACTGATGCCTTACAAGCAGCCCTAGAGTCATTAGGGGTTACTGGGATCAACTTGGAGGGGGTATGACCAAGCCGTACTATAAGGTTGGGGAGGAGGTATGCCTACAGAGTTACACTGGGGAGTATACCATTACAGATAGGGCATTCTCTGATACACTGGGGCAGTACTACCTCCTAGAGGAGTTGGACTTCCCAGTGTATGAAGATGAGATTAGGAAGAAGTACACCCCATCTACTAAGAGCTTTGATGAGCTAATGTATGATTTATAATGATATGGAGGATTTATGAGTAGACTATTTGAGTATGAGGGGGTGACCTTCTTACTCCTTGCAATGGGGGTACTTGGTGTGTTATACTTAAGGAAGCCTAAAGAGGAGGATTAGAGTGGTTATACTGCTTGCATATTAATGGAGAGGGAATGATTATGAGTGATAAGATTGAAGTAGGGGATTGGGTGGTTAGGGATAGAGACACCAAACTACATAGCTGGTTAGAGTATGGCGTTGAGTATGAGGTGATTGCTAAGCATGATGGAGGGCGTTATTTATCCCTGAAGGGGATGGCTCCAAAGCACGGCCTTAATTTCTCCACCTCTCTCTTCACCAAAAAAGTAGACACCTCCAAACGCCACAAGTACTACAAGGAGATAGTGGCTTGGGCTAATGGGGAGGTGATTGAATATAAGTCCGTTAGCCAGTACTGGTTCGTCGATACTGCACCTACGTGGGAGGACTACATCCAATACCGAGTAAAGCCCAAGGAAAACCCCCGTAAGGTGGAGCTTGCAGGGATTATTAAGTCATTAAAGAACCAGCTGGATGAAGCTGCTGAGGAGTATAACACTTATGAGTAAGCTAACATTAGAACAGAAGATTGATAATGCCCTTATGTGGATTGAGAGCATGGATCTCCCCAAGGGATTGGCATACCCTCAGAGGGGGTGGGGGCTAGGGGATATGGAGGAGGGTATGTGTTGCTTAGGGCTACAATGTTACTTATCTGGGAATAAGTATTCCCCCCAAGAGGGCTATCCCGACGAGGATGAGAACTACGTAGGCCTAGTTTACATTGATAGTTCGCCTGTAGGGGGCTCCTACCTCTCCCACCTAGCCAACATGAATGATGATGGAGTATCCTTCAGGGAGATAGCCTCCCACTTGAAGAAGCACCCCCATGAGTACTTAGAGGAAGGGGTTGCAGACTACGTCAAGTTAGCGTATAGTTAGGGACATATGTTGTTTCTTATGAAACAATGTAGGAATGTGTAATATATTGCCCTAATCTGGGTTAATATGAACAAAAGTGTGTATTAATGCCCTAAATGGGGTATAATACTAAGAAAACTACTTATTAATTGAATAATGGAGGTTAATGATGGCAGTTGAAATGACTTTAAGTGGAGGTATTATCTCCATTCTATGGATAGCTTACTTTGTGGGCTGGTTCCTATACTCTAGGGCTATTATACGCCACACAGGGCTTGCCTACAAGTCTTACCTTGTTAGGGGTATGGTTATGGTGGCATTGCTCCCTACGTGGCTTCTCGTAGCTCTAGGGTGCCTTCTGATGCATGTCTTTGAGGGGACTAGCATTATGCGTAAGATAGTCTGTTGGATTAAGTGGGGTGGGGAGTGAGCTTGTCCGAAAAAGGCATTGTTATTTCGGACGAGGTACATCAAGAAGTTAGAGCTGCTTGGGAGCTAGGGGAGCAGATCCAGAGCCGGTATAAGAATCACCCATGGGCTGATGTGGATGAGCCTTTGTGGTTCCCTGAGGTACAATACCGTGTGAAGCCTAAGGGATACGTTGATGATGAGGATGCCCTTAGGGAAGAGTTAGTTAGGTTAGAAGAACGTATCGTTGAGATACATAATCAATTAGGAGGTGGGTATGAGTGAGTTTTTAGAGGAGTTTCGGGTAATTGTTACCTGTGGTCTGTTCCTTATTTTAGTAGTAGTGGTTGGAGTGGCCCTAGGTCTTGCCATACTGCCCTTGGCGAGTAAGCCATTGGCATTCGCATTAGTCACAGTTTGTAGTGCTGTTGCAGTGGGCGTACCTATTGGCTTCTTATGGGCTAAGGCGTTGAAGGTATGAGTAAGTCTAGGGATTTGAGCTTAGTAAGGGTATTGGGTGGGTGTGCCGCACTCTTTGTCTTACCAGCTCTTGTAGGCCTTGGTTTGGGTGTCTTCTGTTCTGATATAGGTATTATACCCTCCCTTGCTCTTGCAGTTGTTGTTTCTCCTTTAGTGGGGATTCTGTCAACCTACCTCTATCTAAAGGTTATTAAGGGAGGGGGTTATCGATGAATAAAGGAGTTCCTAGTAAAGGAGCCAGAGAACCCACCCTCAGGGCCAGAGCCAAGGCCCTAGGAGTATCCCCCGATGGATACCTCCGGGGGTGGCGTCTAGTTGGCAATACAGTTAAGAAGCCCTCATCAAAGAAGAAATCCACTAAAGGGGGTTGACACCCCCTCCCTTCCGTGTAATAATCCTCCTAAGCTAATCAAACGGAGGGAATGTTATGCATATTGAAAACTTAAAACTAATGAAGACCATGCTGGAGGAGATCCAAGAGGGGTTGTCTAAGGGGGTTACCTTTGATCTTAATGTGTTTATCCTCGCTAATGATGTAGACTTAGTGGTGGATTGGAAGAACCCCTCTTGTGGGTTCTCTGCCTGTGCCCTTGGCTTTGCCTCAGCGGACTCTCGCTTCAGAGAACTAGGTCTTAGATCTTGGACATCTGCCAGCGAGGTGTGCCTACTTGATGCCGACGGGGAGGATATAGGGCTATACGGTTTTGATGCTGCTGAGAGGCTATTCGAGATTGACTATCATACTTGCTGCTACCTATTCGACCCTGATGAGTACTACTACTACTACACAGGAGATACGTGTGAATTGGACTACACTATCTCCTGTGTAGGGGTGGACGGAGACATCCTCCCCTCCCATGTAATAGCCCGTATTGACTATCTCCTATCCAAGGAGGAGTGTTAATGTACATTAGACTATTCTCAGATATTCATAATGAGTTCCGTAGGGATGAGGGTGAGGAGCCATACCACATCCCTGAGCTCCCTACAGACCCTCAGACAGTGTTAGTCCTTGCAGGGGATATAGACACCAAGGGGAGGGGTATAAACTACGCTAACGCCCTCTCAGGACGTTTTAAGGCTGTTGTGCTAGTGGCTGGCAATCACGACCTGTGGGGGAGTAACTTCACTAAGCTCCCCAATAAGTGGCTAGAGGGGAGTGAGGATAACGTCTACCCACTATTCAATGCTCATATCACTATTGATAATGTAGTCTTCTGCGGGGGTACCCTCTGGACAGATTACAATGATTGTGATGAACTCAGTATGTTGGATGCCACTAGGGTGATGGTGGACTACAGTAAGATCAAGTCTGGGGAGAGTTATAGGAAGTTCACCCCTGAGATGGCCTACTGGGATCATAAGGACTGCCTGAAGGCTATCCGTGAGGGGTTGTCTGTGCAGGGGGCTAGGAAGTATGTTGTGGTTACACACATGACCCCCTCGTATAGTAATGAAGACCCTGATTCCTACAATCAGTATAGTACTACCAAGCACTACTACCACAGTAACCTAGATGATCTAGTCTGTGAGGCTGATGTATGGTGCTTCGGCCACACTCACCACAATGTGGATAGGATTGTAGGGCCTAAGGATACTAGGATGGTAAGTAACCAAGTGGGGTATTACCCAGATCACTTGGCTAAAGGATTTAATGATACATTACTGATAGAGGTGTGATATGAAGATACTAGCTGTAAGGGATATTGTTGATGGTATGGTTATGGGTGGAGAGCGGCTAATAGATGGTGGTGGGTGGGCACCTGCCTCCCTCTCATCCCACACTGAGAAATTACGTGACACCCCCATGAGAAATAAGTACCAGTCTGACTTCAAGCTCCAGTGGGTATCATCAGTCCAATATCATGCTGGTGAGGGGGAGTGGGCTGCTGAGAGGGCTGCACATGCCATCCACCATGAGTTGTACGGGGAGATCATAAGTAGGCTTGATCTACTGGCATACAAGATGGAGTGCTCTGACAAGGAGGGGTGTGTAGAGGTTCTACATAGCTTAATTGAAGATCTAACTGGGAGAGTGGTATGAGGACTAAGAGAATGTACAAGGTGGTCTGGAGAGGTGGTAGGGAGACTATGCTGCGTGTCCTACGTCCCCCCGGACAGATGCGTACTAGGTTGGTGCCAAGATGTAGGTATGGCCGTGGTTGGCCCCCTAAGAGAATGCCGTGGAGGAGAGTAGTATGAGAAGAGGTAACTTTATATTCAAGCCCTTCTGGAGAGGAGGCAGGGCGTGTTGGTACCGGGTGACTAACTTGGGGAAGAATAAGGCTAAGGTGAGGGTGCCCTTCGATAGGAAGGGGATGGGGGTATGAGGGAGGGGGCCTACGGCCCCCTTTTTTAGTACACGTAGATATCACTCACCACCTTGACATCCTCCAGACTAAGGGACATACCTAACTCCTCCAAGGCCTCCATGAACCCCTCCAGCGCATCCCAACAGCCAGAGAGAGTCTCCGACTTCATCATTAGGTAGTAGTGAGTATCCCCTCCCCAACTGTTACCTGCCTGCATAGCGTCAAAATCACCACCATCCCCCGGAAGGCAATCAGCACCATCTACATCCCAATCCCTCTGTGAGATGACCCCTGAGTCTACTATGTCCCGCACCATATCATCTGTGAGCCTTACACCAATACCACCCACTCCCCTATACTCTACTCCCATACGTCCTCCTTAAGGATTAAAACTGTTATACCCATCGGGGGCATTCCTAAAGTCTATATGCAACCACCCTACACCTTCCTCTAGGGTGATAGACATGATCCCCGTATCTACTTGCCACTCTGTTACGTTCTCCTTGAGCCATGTACGTACATTCTCTGCACTTGTACCCTTAAAGATGATATCTAAGGCCCTCCCAAATGAATGCTGAGAGTATGGCCTGTAGTAGGGACTTCCTGATGTCCGTACACCCCTCCACTGGTTCTTACCGAGCCACCACCAATCATTGATAGTGGCGCTTCCAAACTGCTCCCTCAGGTAGTCAGCAAAGATTAGGGCTCTGTCGTCAAGTAAGGCCCAAGCCTTCTCTCCCCGATCCTCGTAGACATGCTGGGGGACTAGCTCATATATCTTGAAGTGCTTACACTCTCTCATGCAGACCCCCGTATTGGTACATTGTCATGTTGTTTCCTTCTTAGAGTAAAGTTTAGCGTTGGAGTAGCTGGGATCAACACCAGCATCAGCTTGTCCTGCCATATGTGCTTGCTCTAGTATCTCTCGTAAGTTCTCGTTGAGCTCTTCTGAGTACATTAGCCCCTTGAACTCAGACATCCCACTCTGCTCTGTCTCGTCCAAGTGGTACCTACAGTTTGCACAGGGCTTGGTGTTGTTTGTCATGTTGTCTCCTTTAGTTTCTTTAGCTTGTTATAGATATCAGGCATGTCACCACCCACAACAAGTCTCCCCATCACATCACTCCCCCTAAGCATCCGTTAACTCAAGTCTTAGGCGTATTGCCATTCTACTTCTTCAAGGTAGTTATCTAATACCTCCTTATCTTGCTCTAAGCACCAATCCCAATCACGGTCTTGATAGTACCTGACTAGCTGCCACTTCCAGCCACCAAGGTATAAGACTCGCCTGCATGTCCTAGTCACTTCCGTATCAATATCAAATATGACACCAAGCCCACTACCAACACCATTTCTTAAGCTCCAGAACTTTATTTTAACTGGTGCATATAGCTTCGGTTGTTTCACTCTCTCCCCCATCACATCACTCCCCTAATCAATGCAGCAGCCACCAGTAGCCCACACCACCCCTGAATCACCCCTAGGATAGTCCCCTTGATACACTCCATGATATACTCATCCTCAGTGAGAATGGCATAGGATAGTTCTTCTTCAGTTAGCATCTATACCCCCAAATATCGTCTAAGCTAGCTTCTTGTATTGTCCCTAACAGGAAGGACTCTAGGGGGTTGCTCCGTACAGACTCTACACACCTCGTCTTGAAGTCCTCCTTTGTTTCCCCCTCCCTTGGGGTCATACCTATTAACCAGCCAAGCCCGCACTCCCGTACAGCCTCACTAAACGAATTCACCTCATCCCTAGAGGTGAACTCTTCAAAGCTGGGGTGACCTACAGACTTAGCAACTTTGTTAAGCTCAATTTCAATAGCATCGAGGCAGGACATTAATCTTTGTAGGTTTCTCGCTTTCTTATCAGTCATTCCTTTCATGTATCCTCCACCAGCTCACTGTAACCATCGATGTAATTCCACATCCAATCCTTCCAGTATTCGTTCACTAACTCATCCCGATCCTCATCTGTCTCACAGGCGTCCCACTCGTCCTCGTCAATGTCAAGCTCATCCTCTTGACTGGCATTACTAATTCCGATATTTAGGCTTACTTTGATTGTTGGCATGACTCTCCCCCAAGTTGAATACCCTGTAACCTCTCAATCACCCTACGTCCGTGAGTGAATACACTAGTCTCGTCCTCCCTCTCATTATACTCTGTCCACCTGTCCACCCAAGGCCCTCTTAGAGTAAAACACCAACTATTAGTGTCAGCCTTCACCCTATGATTCTTACCCTTAAGGGTGGTCTTGGGGAGTAGTGACCTCTCGTAGTTGTACAACTCCCCGTTAACATCCTCCTCGACTAACTCCCCCTTAAGGAACCATGTCCAAGCATTGAATGCATGTGTGTGGTACGCCTCTCGTCCGCCTTTGTTAAACTTAAGGAGTGCTAGACTACCAAACCTCTTACTCTCTATCAGGAAGTATGCATCTACAGGAGACTCACTCCCACCGTCCTTACGTCTTTTTAGTATTAACATAACTCCCCCTAGTGAATTCCAAACTTGGCACGAAACTCAGCACTCTCAGCATCACTTAAGTAACGGTCAAAGGCCTCCGCCAGAGGACTCTCCACCATCTCACTAACTAGGAAGAGGTCATTCATGGCTTGGAATGCTCCCTCGATAGCCTCCAGAGTAGTCTCCTCTAGGATACGATCCCAGTGGGCATCCCATACAGCATTGATATTGATGGAGCTGATCAACTGCTCGAACTCTTCATCTGATAGCTTAAGCTCTGTGGCCATGGCGTCCACTTGGGCTCTTGAGTTATCATCAAACTGTAGGGTACCCCTTACGACACCCCCTAGGGCTTGCTTACGCTCCTCTGGGGAGGGCTCTGCAGTCTCTACAGCTTCTTGTGTTGCTTCGGTATCTTTGCTCATTGGTTTTCCTCTTGTTCAGCTTTCTCTATCAGGATTTCAAGGCAATGTGCTGCCTTCTTAAGGTTCTCTACGTGGTTGTTCTTCTTGCGGGTGATATACTTGTTAACCTTGGTGTACACAGAGGCTTTAAGGCCATCATATCCAAAGTTAAGGTAAGTGAGTTCTAGGGGTTGGATCTTTTGGTCTTTGTAGTGATCTCCCCCCACTTGTGTGTCCAGTGGGCTTGTGCTCATTAGTCTTCTCCTTGGTTTGTATAAGCGGCTGCATAAGCAACATCACCAGCAGCTAGGGCTAAAAGGACAGCAGCAGCGATAGTGCCAGCCTCATAGTTGTTCTTAGCATGAGTAGTAGCAGCCTTGTCAGCCGCAGCTTCTAGTTTGGCTATTTCAATGATAGCTCCCTTATCAGGAGCATAAGCAGTAGCAATAGCGGTATTGTAAGTCAGGATGTAGGCAGCAGCATAGGCAGCAGCAGCTTTACCATTATGAGTGGCATGGGGCCAGACACAACCACACTTTGCACAGCATTTAGCCCAATCGAAGCCTTGCTCATGCTGTCCTTTACATTTAGTAGCCCAAGCAACAAGCTTCATCTTTGTCTCTAGTTCTGTAGCCACACACTTTGGTATATCCATAAATCCTCCTTTAGTTAAGTCTGTATACGAAGGGGTGCTATCAGGTAGGATGCTACCCCACATACTGTTTTAGTTCCTCAGCCTAGAACTTTGCACGAGCACTAATGGTTACAGGTCACTCGTAAAGACTATCTTCCACCGCTGTCAACTCAGCCATTTCATCCTGCTTTGCGTTTACTTCTACCAACGCCGCTGATAACACCACCACATATACAGACTCATTGTATAGTCCACTTAGAGCAGGGCACTGGACGGGAATCGAACCCGCAGATTTTGTCCCCCTTGGGCCGCGAACCCCTCAAGTAACAATACACCCTAGTAGGGCAGCTGAGACCAATTTCAGCATCACCAGTGCCCTGCCCTAAGTAAACTTAATCCCGGTTACCAGCATCCGGGGCTACTCTCCCTAGGAGATAGCGGATTGAAGCTCCCCCCAGCTTTAACTGGGACGATAACCGAACTGGAGCGCGCATCCTCAAGCTCTCGTACCCTACAGCCCATCACCACTAATACTCCGTGGGAGAGGGGATCTGTAGGTAGCTATATTGGTCTCCAGTGATACCTGTAATTTCAGGTCAGCAGTTTGAGCATCGTTGAGAGGCTTGCCCGGACGTTCTTATAGTATAACACACTAGTTTAGGATTCGCAACTAGAACATGCACCTTTAGAGGCACTTACTCCAGCCTTACCCCTAACATAGTACAGGCTATGGATATTCTCATCCTCAAATGCCAGTTGGTGGATGTATGCTATGTACTCTTCGTCTTCTTCAGCATCAAAGTGGAGGTTCAGTGACTGTGATTGGCAAGTCTCTCTCTGCCTGTGACTAAATAGCCTAAGGACATCCTCTTGGTTCACTTCAAATGCAGTTCTAAATACATCCTTCTCTAGCTGAGACAAGAAGTCCAGATTCTGACAAGAGCCGCTGTCATTCAGTACAAAGTTGATAGTCTCCTCATCATATTTACCATGCTTCTTGAGTAGCTCGATGAAGAGCGGGTTCACCCTAAACATACCCCCCGCAGCACCAGACTCGGTGTAGACATTCCCAAACCACAGCCCACAGCCTTGACTCTCACTGCCGAAGATGGTAGCAGAGCTTAAGTTAGGGGCATACGCTATACGGTGAGTATTCCTAACTCCATACCCCTTACACCACTCAGGCTCTCCCCATTGTGAGGCCATCCACTGGGAGGCCCTCAGGGATTCCTTATTTAAGTGCTTGGCCATCTCTATGTTCTTCATGTGGGCTTGTATACCGCCATAAGGCATCATATTCTTTTGGAAGTACGTATGGATGCCGCTCATACCTAAGCCGAGTGCTCTCCCCTTCTCAGTACCTCTGATGATTCTCTCAAGACCACGTACATCTTTAGCGCTATCTAGGAACTCACTCACTAGGCAATCTAGGAAGATAGTCATGCAGTACACTGCATCGGTGTTCTTCCACTCATCGTAAGAGGAGGCTACCATCCCAGATAACACGCAGGAGTAGGAGTGCTCCTCATCTGCATGTAGAGTAATTTCTGTGCAGAGATTACTAGCTACACTACGCAGCCCTAAGTCCTTATACATTTGAGGGGCTGCCCTTGCCACTTTGTCTGGGAAGTAGTAGTACCCCCTCCCTGCCACCATCTTAAGAGACAGAGACCTCTGGAATCTGGCAATTGTATCCTCGTCCCCAGAGTTCAACTTAGCTATGGTAGAGTCATGGATATTCCATCCTACGTTAGCCCCATCAGGGTCGTTCTTCACAGACCCTGCAACTTCCCAGAAGTCTCCATGCTCCATTGGTAAGTAACCAGCCCATGCTCCCCTCCGAGCACCACCTTGGGAGATGTTCTCTGCCATCCTCACCATGTCCTCGAAGACCGGGAGTACACCATTGGCCTTACCACCCCTTGAGATAGGAGCCCCTCGTTCTCGGATATTGCCTAGGTAAGAGCTGGTACCAAACCCCTCTTGGCTTAATATACTACACTCTAACCTAGCATCCCCAAAGCCGTATACACTATCAGGGATATCACCCCCAGAGCAACTAACCCCCATGCCCCTGTTGGTTCCTATATTGGCTAGTGTGGGTGTCGCTAGGTAGGCATGATTATTCATAATAAGCTCCTTCCACCGCCTCTTGAAGTACTTTCGGTTAGACGGCGCATACTTCCCCACTGTCTTAACTATACGGTCAATCTGCTCCTCAAAGGTGTCTGCCTCATGGAGGTACTTCCCCTTGAAGGTTTGCCACCCAACAGTAGTAAACCAATCAGGCAGCTTACCTTGCTTTTGTAGTTTCTTACGTTCTGCAGATAGCTCCTCAAATATACTCTCAGACATTCAATCCCCCTACTTTCCAAACGAAAGCCCTCTCACTCCAGTTCCTGTTATAACTACTTCCAAGCTTATAGAAGAAGTCGTGCTGTGCATCCCCACCAATCATCTCGTAGAACCATTTGGCTACTGGATTGTACGGGACTTTGAAGATGTTATCTATACCAAGCTGTTGTAGTACAACATTGATACGGCTCTCTACAAAGTGCTTAAGTTGTTTGGCTGTAATACCTTTGATAGTCCCCTCACTGAAGATCATATCGATTACATGGCATTCATGCTCGTATATCTTGTGTGCAGCCTCCACAATACGCCCCTCGATAGCTCCCCTACCCTTGTACCCTAACCCCTCTTGCTCTTTGAGTAGGTTACGGTATGCCCAAGCCCCTCCCTCGCTGTGTAGGTTCTCATCCTTTACGCTGAAGGTGAGCCCTGAGTGTATGTTGGTTATCATGTTCTTCCCTTCGGCTTGGAAGTGCATGAGGAAGGCAAAGCTTGAGTATAAGATAGCCCCTTCAACCATACTAAATACTGCAGTACTGAATAGATCATTCTTGTCGCTGATACAGTCATCGAGGAAGTCCATACGGGCTTTCAGTACGGGGTCATCTGTGAAGCTAGAGTAGAACTCATCTGTATCTAGCCCTAACACCTCGTCCACCCTTTGGTAGAACCTCTTGTGTACATTAAGCTCTATGTTACTGAAGCAAGCACCCATATCTCGGAACTCAGGCCGGGGGAACATACGCTTAAAGCGCCCTCCCCACCACTCATTACCTGCCACACTCTCGTAGAGGGTGAATAGCTTCAATGTGGATACAACCCCGTGATATTCTGCAGGGGTTAGCTCTGTCTTTATACAATGTAAGTCATTCTCTACCTTAGGCTCTCCGGGTAGCCAGAAGATACCCTGCTGGGCGTCTATGGCTGCTACGGGCTCTTGGTAGTCATACGTAGGGATGTTCTTGGGTGTTTGGCACCTAGCCCCTTTAATTAAGTCTTCTAACGCCATCTATTCCTCCTCATATTCAATTACAGTCTCTAATGTCTCCCCACAGAATGTCAGGCTCCCCGTAGAGTGTATCTTCATCTCATCAAGGTCGTATACCTCGATCCACATCTTGAATGGTAGGCATTCGTCGTCATACGCACCCGACTCCGCCAACATCTTCATCATGCGGGGTATAGCCTGTATCAGCTCTAGTGGGTCATCATCCTTAGCCCAGATGTCGTCACTTCCCGTAGGGTAGTGATCCCTACCAACTAATAGTAAGTATCTCATTCCTGCACCTCGTAGGCAGAGGCATGGTGTTTGGATGTGTTATGGTAAACACCTTCCGTACCCCTATCCGCTGCTATATCCAGCAGGATCTCTGCATTGTCTATGGCATCTTCTATGTTATCTGCAGTCACTTTGAGGATGTACTCCTCTGTGCATTGTACCGTTACCTCATAATTACCCATAAACCCTCCCCTTAAATGCACTTAGTCGCTCTATAAGTCTCACCTTCCACTGTCAGTAGTAGGTAGTCACCTTCCCTCTCTAGCACCACCACCTCCTGCACGGAGATGATCTTAGCTCCATGAGCAACGTAGTTGGCTAGCTTACCTCTGCCCTTCTTTGACAGTCCACCCTCGACATGCTCGTAGAAGGTAACTTCCCCCTCACTCATAAACCCCCCTCAATTTATTAAACTTCCCATAGGCTGTCACAGCCACTCCCATAGCCTTAGCCCTACGCTCATTAACCCCACACTGTATAGCCCAGTCAGAGAAGTTATCATCACAGTACACCCTGTATGACCATGCCTTGTCATCTATAGCCTTCTTGCTCCAGTAGTCGTGGACAAACACTGGGAGGGTGTATTCCCCCCAGACTGGAAACACTAGGCGTAATGCATAGGGGATATTAGCCCCGTCTGATGTAAACCCTGCAGGGAGTGTTGCTATCTCCCTACCGGCCTTATCCAGAACCTGAGTCTCTACATTCAATCTGATGTGACAAGCGGAGACAGCCCCCTCTTTGATGATGAGGGATGTGTGGGGGATCTCATTAGTCCCTAGCATTATTACTTGTCTATCTGGTATCATTCTGTGGAGCCCTCTTGAATCTGCTTAAGGGCCCTCTTCACCCACTTCATAAACACAGAGGCCTTCTCCTCCGAGAGTACTGAAGTCCCTTGGAGCTCATCCACTGGGACAGGGAACCTAAACTTCCCATCTATCTCATAGAAGAGGTTCCCCCCGTGGAACTCTACGAATACTGCTGCCTTACCCTTAATTAAGTCTGTTAGTCTCACTGTAATTCCTCCAATAGTTCTTCTCTAGTAATCTTAAACTCACCTCCTGCTCACTCCTCCCCCTGACACGAAATACTCGGCTGGAAGTGTCAATGTCGTCCTCATCCAACAGGTAGTCGTATGCCTCCCATACAGAGCTGAAGCACTTCTTGTAATACCTAGTGGGCTCACCCCAGAAGGAGTAGCGGCTTCTTACTTCGTACATGGCTACTCCTATTAAATACTACCTGTGTCACCGGGTTTAGCACTGACTGTGTACTTAAAATCTGTGTATTTGTCTACTACCTCGTAAGGGCTGTCAAAGTTAAGGTAGATATTCACATCTAACTTCGGCCAAGGGAGGTACTCAAACATAGCCTCAGCAACGCCTTGCGCCTTAACAACTGTCTTTTTACAGTTGAGCTCAAAGTCCGTTATCTCGTAATCCCTCATCATCATTCCTCCACACCATAGATATAGTCAGTATCAACACGTACCAACTTTCCCTCGGATCGCACTAGAACGTAAAAATAATCATCAGAACACACATGGGGTTCAGAGGCTATTACCCCCCTGTAGGCAGTAAAGCCCTCATGGTCGGGGTTAGTCATGTTCCCCACCCAACACTTCTTTCCTACTAACATTGTTGTTCTCCTTAGTTTGGTATAACATTTGAGTTACAAGGGACGCTGTGCGCCCTTGAACTTGGTATTAGCTGTCTACTCTGTATCGTAATATCTGTCGTACAGGTTCTCCATAAATCGGGGGTCGTGCGCGCTCAAGTTCTCCCTGCTTTCTACAAACTTATTATTGTTTCCAGCAAACACCCCATACTTATCTCTAATTTTCTTATACGTTTGTATGTGTAGTAGTTCTAAATTATCAGCGTACTCTTTGGCTAGTTCGTCATCAGGGAACACCAGGGTCACCCCGTTACTACTAGAAATAGTCCTCATCTCAGCCTCCACAGCTAACCAATCATTCAAAGGGACGCTCTCGCGCCCGTTAATTCAAGCGTTATGTGTCTTTCGCCAAGGCAAAATGGACGCACCCATTCACCCTTAAGCAGCCAACCTTTTCAGTTGCACTCCAACCATCACGGTAAATATCTCCTTCTGTATCGCCGCACCAGATAGAGTAGTTAACACCGTCAACTCCAGTGAAGCGGTACGTGAACTTATGCTTAAAGTACTCCACAAAGTGCATGTCTTGGTCTTTATTCTCTTGTATCAGCTTTTCTAAATCTTCATCATCAATCATAAATCACCATTGTTTCAAATCCCCACATAACAAATCATTGAAAAAGACCTTTCAGGCTTATTAATTCCAGCATTATACGGCTTTCAGTGCATAGCCCTCAAATTCCCACACCCCGGACTCCCAGTCACGGCTAGGGTTTGCATATACAAGCTCATATTCACCGTCTGGCAAGAGATATACACCCTCAATATCCCGCAAATCCCCTACCTCGTCGGCTACTGATCCGTTTAAAATATCAAAGCCAGTCGACTTTCTTTTTAGTGTTGTCAGCACTTTGGCCGCCACAAAACTGTTTCCCCTCTTATATGTCTCTGTTTTAAGGGAAACTATTGTTTTATGCTCTTCTTTCAGTTCGCCAAGCATTTCATTCACTCCGTAATTAGTGGCCGTATAACAATTTAAAGCAAAGCGACCTTCGCTTCGCTACGGCTTTTGTTTAAGGCGTTAGGCGCTTTGCTTCAGTTGCATATCAATATTATGATTAGCTTCTTCTACAAACACTGCAGCAAGGTCTATATTGGTCTGCTCAAGCTCTGTTCTTGTAAAGCTGCGCTCAAATCCATATTTCTTATCTAAAAACCACTCCACCCTCAATGTCACAGTGTACTTTCGATTGGATGGGGGTATCACTATCCATCCGTCTTTCTTAATATTGGCGGCTATAGTAAATAATTTAATCAGCATATCGTTCATGTCTCTCATTCCCCACAGGGCTTAGTATCTCAGGGGATATCCCCTCATAAGTGTACACATCATCGACATACTCAACACCATCAAGAGTCTTCAGAGTATTCCTCCACTCTAGTGTGCAAGTACTCTCCCCTATGGATACCACGAAGTAAGTTACCATGGGGTTATCCTTGGAGGAGACTTCCATCTCTAGGGAGAGGTCTCGGATGTTCATTGAAGTGACTCTTCCAGTACCATCTCCCGTACAGTGTCCTCCACCATACCCTCATAGAAGATGGTGTAACTGCATGTCTTAAATACCCAGTAGCAGGCGTACATTAACATTATCCATGCTGCGATATATAGTATGTTCCTCATAGTGGTCTCCTTTGTTTGTTTAAATGAACTGCAGGATAACCCAGCCCATGGACAGGGCAACGAGGCACTTAGCTGATAGCTCTCCTACCCACTTAAGTAGTACTTCCAGCGGCCCTTCTTCTTCAACCTTGACAACCCTAGAGTAGTTAATAAAGCCAACAACTAGGGATAGTCCTATGGCAGCGGGTATGGATAGTGCGGGCAGTCCGAATGTGCCCACAATAAACCATGACCACAGTATGGACAGAACCCACCCTTTAATAATTGGCCCTAGGGTGACTAAAAGTATGCACGTTACAGGATATGCAATATATTTCATACCTACTCCTCCAGCTCAGCTATCACTTGCTGCATCTTAGCAATCCTGATAGTCATGTACGTGATTGCCTCAGTGTTCTCGTCCTCTGTGAGATCTAGCTCCCCAGCCTTCTCGAATACCTTGAACATCTCCCGGTAGTTATCCTCGATTGCAGATATAAACTTGTTTAGTTCGTCTTTGAAATCTTGTAATGTTTTCATGTGGTTCTCCTAGTTAGTATTCATCAAATAGTGGGCAGCTCACACCAAACCCCCCGGCCTACTAAGAGCTTGCGTATTAGCATCAAAACAATCTTGTGCTGTACCCGGCATAGCATCAATAAAGCGCTGGCGCATATCGCTATCGCCTTCAAAAACTGTCATCCACACACTCCAGTAACCGCCAGCAACACAAGTATCGGCTATTTGTTGACGCATAGCTTCATTGTCTAATTCTGCCAAACGTTTCTTAGCACGTTCTGCTTTATCCCAAGCTTCTTTTCTATCTAATCCAACAAGCTCCATAGTTTCTTTGGCAACTGCATCTTGCGCGGCAGACAAGCCTGCAGCCACTTCGACAATGCCACCTTCTGAGTAGGTATAGGCAAGTGATGTATTATCTTTATCAGGCCACGTACAAGCACCTATACCTGGATTTTTATCACTTTTTATTGAGTTGCAGTTTGTGCAATTTTCATCTTGTCCATGCTGACATCTAGGGTTTGGGCATTCCATAATTTTTACCTTTAGTATTTTAAATGCGTATAACAAATCACAGCAAAATACGCTGCGCGATTATGTGTTCCAGCGTTATATTTCTACCCTACTCATCTTATGTAGTGCCAGAACCCTGTAATCCCCACCACAAAATCTGTATGTAGGGCTATTCCTTCCCTCTATTCTATCAAAGCTCCCTGTGGCTATCTCGATCTCTAGTACAATAGGCTCCCCACCCCTATCTTTAACTCTCCTTTCAGCCAACCTAAAAGCATGAAATCTATGCCCAGCTAACCAAGTACCTTCAGCCATATCTCCGCTTAGTATAGGTGTTGGGTCAGCAGTGCCATGAAAAATAATCATAATTCTCTATACTGCTTCGGGTTTTCATCGTGTAGGTCTATTACTTCAAGTATTCCGTTGTCAGCAGCAGCTTTATCACCATCGCCAAATTCAACGCTTTTTAATACTTCGCCATCTTCTAAAATAAATAGGTACATAATCGTTCCTCTAGTGTTTTAAAACGTATAACAACCAATTGTTGCAGACTATTCAATCGCTGCGCTCAATCACAGCAGCAAAATAAAAAGGTTATGTGTCCCAATGCCTCCATTGGTCACTTGTAAAATCCATTTTTTCACAGCCTACGATTTCGCCTTTTGAGTTAAGTGTTTCCAGAAACATCGTCACTCTATTCATGTGTATAGCAACAACCCTATATCGAGGGTAATCAGTCCACTCTTCAACACCGCGACCTGATATTATTGCACCACCTTGTAACAAGTCACCACACATAACAACCCGCTTTTGGCGCGACCCGCTAACCTCGTCTTTAGCTTCAGGCGGGGTAGTTTCATATTTAATCTGTGCTTCCATCATAGTTCTCCTGTTTAATTCGCGGGCCGCAAAGCTCTAGGTTATAACTCTAGCGCCTTCTTTGCTGCCACTCGTTCTTGCTCAGGCCAATCATCACCATCATAATCAACTCCATCTAAGTCCCACTCAACGCAACCAATCACATCAATAAATAATTCAACTACCTGTGAGTCTTCTAGTCCGTATTTTTTCTTAGTGGCTCTTATTGTATCTACTAAGCCTGTATACATACTCATAGTTCTTAGTCCTTAAAAGGTATAACAAATCGCAGCAAAAGACCTGCGGCTTATGTGCTCAAGCGTTATAAACCTAAACGCTCAAACGCATGAAAGACCAACCCGTTATCCATGTGGGCGGTTCCAACAAAGGCATAATCTAATCCCATGTTGTACGGCATTTCGTGGCCAGTTCCAAACGCTTCAAAATTACGTTCTTCTGTTTCGACTTCTGTGTCAACTTTCGCCCACATGGAAAAAACATCGCGCTGAAAAGCAACGCTTAATATCTCTGCGCCAACAGGTAATTTAATTGCAGCGTTGTAAGGGGGTATTTCATATTTAAAAACAGTAATCATTTTGTCTTACCTCGGTTTATAACAACTCGTTGCACTGGATTCACTGCGCTACGCTTCGTTCACGCAGTGAACATTTGGGGTTAAACGCTTACAAAGCCTTGCTTAAGCGCCCTTATCTCCAAGTCCTTTTGCTCAAGAACTAGCCTTACAAGCTCTGCTGGTGCAGTCCCATGCTGGCCATGCTCGTGAACCATCCATTCAGATAAATCAAGAGTATTTACCACGTCCTCAAGCATGTTTTCTAATTCTGGCTTTGTCCATTTGCTCATTTTCTGTGCCTCCGAAGGCGTTTAACAAATCGTTCAATGTTGTCTGCTTCGCAGCAAATTAACTCAAGTGTTATCTGCCTAGCGCATTCAAGTCTTCTTCAGTTAGTCCAGCAGCTTTTGCTTTTTCAATAACAGCTCGTTTTTCATCAAGGCGTTTTTGTGTTGCAATATCATCTTTTATCGTCGGCACAATAACACCCGGAACTAGCCAGCAATTATTAACTCTTACCGCAATGGCTTCGCTAACTGGGCAATCACTACCTTGTACATACCCCTTCTTACCAACACGGATGGCCGTAGCTTCAGCCTCACAAACTGATTTTGGTATTTGCCTCCCTCTACCTTCTGTGCAATCAGTGTTAGTCCATGCAACCCAAACTTTTTTTGTATCCTGTATTTCCATTGTGCCACCTCCAGCAGCTGACAAGTTGTTGAAAATAGGCAAAACAGCATATTTTGGCGTGTAAAACTCATCCTTACCACTTCCTGCAACTTTATCCATCTTCATTATTTAATTCCTCTTAGTTTTGTGTGGGTGTTGGGTCAGCAGTGCCATGAAAAATAATCATAATTCTCTCCAAAATATAACAAAGCGGTCAAGCGGATGGCTTACAGCAACGCGCTTATAACTGGGTTAACTGTCACCCAAGTCCGCGCCAATCTGGCCGTATATTTGTGCTACCCGTCATAATCCTATCCATTCGTTGGTAGCCTCAAGAAATGCGTAGGCGGGAACTTATGCGGCCACCTTGAGAACTCCCCTTCTTTTTGCTGCCAGACACACCAAGGGTCAGAGGTGTATGTCTGCCCTCCTGTAAGTCCATTACTCACACCAAATGTCTTTACGACAAACATCTCCGTGCCAATAGGTGCATCTTTAATATCTTCCCACATTATACCGTCCTCCACATTTAACAATTCCATAAATCATTCCTTCCACTCATCTATCTGCGCTCGCCAGTGTTTGCAACCGTTATGCGTCAGTTCTCTCTGGCCCACACTTGTTGAACAGGCCCCACATTTGTTCAGGCAGCTCTTTATAATAGGGCTGTTGCGGCCTCATGCCTCTTTGCCGACAGCAAAACAATAATTGTGCGTAGCAAGAGCCATACTCATAGCAACCTTTTGCATCCTCATAAGCTTGCTCAAGGTTTGAAATATTCTCTTCAGTAACCGCCTCACAATCAGCACAGGCCCAAAAGAAAAGGTCGTCGCAGTTTATGAAGAATGTAACTGGCGCGTATTCTCCGTCAGTCCTCCACCATAGGGCGTAGTCATCATGTTTAGCGGTGACTTGAAGCAGGCGCATAACAAGTCGTTCAAATTGATTCGTCATTTCATTCCTCACAAATTAACTAACGGTTAGCTGTCTTCTCTGTAGTAGAGGATTTTTCCCTCTAACCTCTCAATTTGTTTGTCAGCCTCTTCTGGCGTTACTCTTACTGTTTCACAGAGATAGCCCACTAAGTCATCCCATTTCTCTAATGTATATGTACCATCCTCATCTGGCACCAGTCTCCACTTTGGGGGCTTCTCTTTCTTTTTTAGACCCAAAAGACTTAACAAATTAATCAAAATGACCTCCGCTTCGCTACGTCAAATTACCTAATGGTTAGCTGTCCCCAGCAATTATTTTCTCTGCGGCCTCACGTAGTGCTCGGTTATAAGCAATACATTCTTTTGATGTTGCAAACTGGCTCACAGTGCCTTGCATCTCATAAAGTTCTTCGCTTATCCGTTTTCGTTCTTCTCTCATAGCCTCACAGAGTAAGTCCATTGCTTCCTGTAGTCCTGTCATAATCTCAGCCTCCACAGCTAACCAATCATTCAAAGGGACGCTCTGCGCGAAGGCAGCGACTACCCGCAGTAGTTCTCTGCATACATCTTGGTCTTTCAAGTCCTTCCCCGGCACCCTAAACCCCTCGGAGACCATCTTCTTCTCTAAATCTGCTACGTAATCCACAGACGAATTAATTCTCTCAATTACGGCGCAATCTTCGCCAGCATGGCAGCTCTCACCGCCTTCATTTTCACATCCACAAGTCATTCGGTCATTACCTCCAGCATTATAAACCAACTAAATCAATCATTCTAAACGTCTTAATTGGCGCAAAGTCAAAGCAAGTTGATTCGCTCACAATTGAGCTTTGGGTTAGGCGTTAACTGTTAGCACATGCGGCGCTATGCTCTTGGCCACGCAACCCTTCTAGCCACTCTTTTCGCTGCTCAGCCACTTCAAGGTTTCCGCCGCAAAACTTGTCGGCCATGTAGTCTTTGTCCCCACACAGTTCACATTTTTCTAGCTCTGGTGATTCCCAGCTATGCCCACTACTCATAAATCCCACTCCGTAAAACAGTTAACAACCCAACGAAATTGACGGGTTAAAGTTTAGTTTGTTTCCTGCGGCTATGGTGTGCCGCAATTTGTCTCTAGGTTAGGCGTCACTAGTTAACTCTTTCGCCTGTGCAATATGACCCTTATCAAGGTCGAATCTTCCATAGCCAAAATCAACACCTATATGCGCCACGGCTTCAACTATCTGCTCAAGCTTTGCAGCTCTTTCGGCATAACCCTCTAGCGCCTTACCAAAGTCGCCACACTCATGGTCTTGCTTTAATTGCTCACTCAACATCATAATAATATCTCCATTAAATTTAATCATCAAAAATGTAACAACCAGTATGTCTTACCCTCACTTCTTGTCTATCTTACAGAATTGTGGGCTCCCCATAACATGCCCCCAAGCATGAGCCATAGTCTCCCGAAGAAAGTCCTCATTCTCCTCCTCCACAATGAAAGAGTCATGGTAACTTAGTATCGGCAGCCCTTGGTCTACGAAGGTGCCCACAACATTTAGAGCTATCATACTATCATACATCTGTAATATCAAGCCATAACCTATAAATAATCCACCCTTAATCGTATCATTGTGGTCTACTAGTCTTTGGCAAAACTCAGCGTACTTACTGATAGTGGCTCCGTGGAACTTACGTGTGCTGAAGTCCTTCTCACGGTCTTCCTCTATAACCTTGCGTAGGGCACCAGCAGCTGACTTCCTACTGGTAGTGTTGATACACATCATTAGGGCAGACTTACACAAGGCTCTGATAGGGTCATAGGGCTTCCCATGGAGCTTAGTCATCTCATCTATACAAGACTGCTCTATCGTCACTAGGTCGTACACATCAGCTCCGTAGGGCGTGAAGTGCTTCCCTAGAGCCTCCTTAGTGAACTCCTCCCTGCCTAGGAGGTTATTATTAAGCTGGTAGAGGAAGTGTGGGTGCTGGCTAGAGTAGTCTAGCTCCACCACTGGATTGTTGTTTAGCTTAATGTGCTTTAATCTATTTGATGCTTTCAAAGTCTGGACACCCCCTAAGTATAATCGACCACCAAGGCCGTAACGATCTGTGAACTTTCTAACTGCTTGTATATACCCCGTGGGGTGTCCCTCATAGGTAACCTTCCCATCGAGTAGGACTGCCCAACGGAGCAAGAGGGCATTGTTCTCTTCAAAGTCAGGAATTCCCACCAAGGGGAGCCTCTCCTTTGTCCCCCTCTTGATTATCTCATGGGTGGACTTTACTAGGCCCTTCTTGTGGACGGCAGCCTTCTGGTTGACTTTAGACAATTCATTGATGAATGTCTTCTTGAATATTAGTACTGTAGGGGAGCTTACCACCCCACCCCCTCTGCTGTCCTTATACCCCTTGTAGATGTCTACTCTACCTGTCTCCTCCAGCCAGTTTACCAGCTTTATGAGGGACTTGTACCCAACGCCTGCTGAGTGGCCTATCCAGTAGTTAGAGTTTAGGGAGACAGTTATCCCTACGTAGTCATTCCTACACGCCGTCACCGCCTGTGTCACTAACCAGCTAGCCGCCTCTGACTTCCTTAGGCCAGCCTTACGGGTTAACTCTTTCTTTATCTTAGATAAGGACTGCCTCCTATTAACCCTATCGGAAGACCACATGTACTTTAGCCGTAGGGAGTCTCTGTCATCGCTACTTAAGCTTACGATATCATACTTCAATGACCTTACCCTCCCTAAAGTAATCAACTAATAATAACCCCATTCCTCTTATAACCCCTGTCTTTGTTGGTGTGAGCGATACTACTACCTGTTTGTAGTAATCAACACTAGTAGGTATCCTCCCTAGCTACACACTATTAAGGGGTGTAAACCACTTAAAAGTCAAGTACTATTTCAATAAATCTTATAATGTTCTAAATTACTAGTGAGCTTTTCTAATAGCAATACTACCAAAGCCCCCGTATCCATTGGGCTGTAGCCATATATCACAAGCTAAAGGAAACCCCAAGGTAATACTTAATGGTTCTTACCCCTTCTCTCTTATATGTTAACCCCCTAGGGCTACTCCTCAAGGATCTTAATAATCTATTAGAGTGTATATAACTCCCCCCTCCATATAAGAGATACTAGTATACATAGTAGTCTATGTCAATCATTACATAGAGTAAATAGACTCCCCTCAGTAGGCTCCTCTAATTCCATTAGATAGTCTTCAAACTCTATCCCAGTGCCATGGCTATACTGGCCATTGCCAGATGCACACCCCTTACCAGTCTCACTAGAGTGCTCACTTATCACACCATCATCCTTATCACATATAGTGATATCACCATAGTTATCTACACTGATACCCCTAGAGGCTCTAGTATAGTTACCTAGTCTACCATAGAAGTCTCGTCTTACCAAGTACTCTATGGTAGTCATACCCTCTAGGATCAACTCTTGGTATACATGATCGATATTACCATCAAATACCACCTTTTCCCCTAACTCCTCACCTACCTCACTTAAGTCCATAAATACCCCCTTGACATTTGGTTAATATACTACTAGTATCTCTTTTAGAGGTACACTACTTTAATTGGCACCCTTGAGTGGATTCGAACCACTGACCTTCCCCTTAGGAGGGGGATGCTCTATCCAGCTGAGCTACAAGGGCATTAACTTGGGAGGAGGAATACTCCTCAACTTGGTACTCATATTAACACAATGGATGGGGATGTCAACTATTAACTATGGAGGAATTATGAAAGTAAAAGAATTGAGAGAACGCTTAAAGGAGCAAGATAAGCTAGATGCGTGCCGTTTCTGTAAAAGCAGGAATGTTAATGACACAACCCCACCGCCAGATATGAGCGACTGTGAAGAGCCTATTTATTACTGGGTTTGCCCTGATTGCGTTTGTTGTGGGCCAATTAAAGACACGTTGCAAGGCGCTACTGATGCGTGGAACGGAATAGGTTTATAACTATTAACTATGGAGTATATTGAGATGGACAGTGATTTTATAGAGGTGATAGAGTCTTGCATAAGAGATTTTAAGGAGGGGAGGACATCGTACCTACTACTACCATCTAAACCAGAGGGGTCTATCGAGCGGTACATCAGGGAAGAGCACCCCGGAATACTTCCTCTGATCTCTGATATGGCAGTTGAGGAAAAGTATCTAGGCTTGCTAAGAGTACTATCTGCCAGGATTTTAGGAAAGCATTTAGGAACAATAAAGACCTGCAAGGAAGTGATAGAGACTTGGAATGCGTATTTCTGTGACAAAATAACCTACGTTGGTGAGACAAGGTTTAATATTTATTTGTCAGGTAGGGTAAAGGACAAAGAAGGATTCTTAGAGGTGTACAAATACTTCAAGCCTATAGATGGTACAGGAGTGGAGTTCGTGGACTTGGAAAGATAACCACAAGCTAACTTGAGAGGAGAGACTTATGAAAGTAAAAGAATTGAGAGAACACTTAAAGGAGCAAGACCAAGAAATGTTGGTTGCCTATGTAATGTACAGCGAACAATGCCTACTGACTGCTGAAGATATGAAGGTAGTAGAGCTTTGCAAGGCTAGGCCGGATGGTTGGGTGCAATACAAGAGGGACGACATGACTACCGATAAATACTTGCTTCTTGGGAACTGACCCACAAGTTGATTTGCTGAAGGAGTGGGGCGTATGAAGTCAGAATTGAACGATCTGTTGTGTGTTGACTTTAGTGAAGTAACTGAAGCGCATGAGATATACCCACTTATAGCTGCCGTAGGTGAGGCGTTTTGCGAGGGTGACTACAAAAGCGTTGACTACCTGCTAGACAGTGTGAGTCTTGATAACCTGAATGAGCTATCAATGATGTGCTTACTTAGGACAACTTACCCTGCTAGGAAAAAGCTAGGTAATTGGATTGCGCTACGAGACAAGTGCGCTGCTTTATTACCTAACCCACAGAGATCATTACGTGGGTTGATGTGACAGTTGACCCCAAGCTCATTAGTGAGTGAGTGAGGCACGAACGAATCAAATGGAGCGACTTGTTATGAGGGAACAGATAACCAACTACCTGCACACCGATGAAGATGGTGAAACAGAGAAGGTGAGGTTTACAGAGCGATTCTGTGGGTGCAGCGGGAAGTGCTATCCAGATACATTAGAGCTAGAAGACTACACCCGAGACGGATATTTAAAGATGGATATTGATAGCCCGGAAATAACATTCTTTGTTAAAGAGTTATTAGATAAGTCTTGTGAGAAGCAAGACACATAACAGGAAGATCGGGACGCCACGAGAACACTCCCGGTATGGATGTTAACTAGTGCAGAGGATATTGAGATGGGAGATGATAAGAACCAAGAGTATATTAGGCTACTACTGAGCGGGTGCCTACAGATTATAACAGACAAGCTAAAGGCTGTGGGGGCTGACTACATCATAACCCCAGTCCCATCAAAGTATTATGAAGACCCATACCCCACATGGGCATCAAGTCTTTTAACGATGGTAACCTACGAGAGCTTTGGGCCTACAAGTTTCAGTACACTGGAGATCATTGTGGGGGAAGATGTCCTTGCCCTCTACGAGGGAGACCACTACACCCCATAGGAGCCCATATACTCCCCGTAGAGCAATTCAAGGGGGTACCCTGTGGGGTAGGGTAGGTAACCGTATTAAATCGCTCTAAGGTAGGCTCTCGTAAGCCTGAGGGCATCCATAGATATAGAGGTAAGGTATGACATCAATAACACAGCATTTGATAGATGATAGCAACTCCCTAGATGAGTATATCCAGAGGAGAGAGTTCTACGGGTTCCTCAATACATCAGGGGAGCATGGCGAGGGGGAGTTGGATGGGCTGATGGTGAAGCCCTGTGGGGATGAGACAGCCCCCATAGCTGACCCTGATAACTCCCACTTGGAACAGAATAACTATAATACCTTTGGTGACTGCCATAATACAATCCCCCCACTAGAGCCTCGTAGTAGGTCAATATTTAACCTATTGGATAATGATTACCATAGAAACTATTAAATATTAACATTTATGAAAATAAAGCTTGACATTTAGGCTCTATACCCCCCTTAATGGTTGTCAAGGGGAAGATATATGTTTAATCCACTTAAGCACCCCGCCAATTTACCGATAGCCCTCGATCATCTGCTCTTCTGAGTACCCTGATCGAGGCTACACTTCTAAATAGCCTCTAGCCCGATGACGTGGCAGAGGTTCCCTACAAGGCCCCCTGAGGGCCACCCTCAAAGGATCTGATATGGCTACCGCCTCTATTGTACTGACAAGTGCAGCTATTGATACTACAGTTGATCTTACATCATTGGATGATACATTCATCGTCACATGCCTATCTGGTTCCGTACAGGTTACTGAGACAGCTACTGGTGAGCCTATAGTAAGGCTGTCAGCAAAGCCCGGTGGTGATGCCACCTCATCCAGTAAGACCTTTACATTCGGCACAGACTTTAACTTCACACTAACTGCCACAGCGGACAGTACCACTGTAAGTGCAGCCATCTAGGAGCCATTATGGCAGATACAATCCCAGACGTAGCCGTAACACCTAATGTTTACGTGAGCCTAAATAGCTTATCAGGAGTGGCGGCGGGCACAGCGGTGCTCGTAACTAACAAGGGCACATCTCCTGTTAGGCTACAGATAGCTGCAGCCCAGCCATCAGATGGCGACACAGGGGGCGAGCTAATGATGGTTCTACCCGCTAATACAGCAATCAAATCTATTCCTGCAGGGGAGAGCGAAGTCTGGGCAATGACTATAGGCTACGTTGATATGCCTGTTAGCGTACAAGACAACACATAAGATTAATTAGCCTCTCAGGAAGAGAAGCTATACAGGATACATACTACACAGAGGCTCTGGGGGGTGCCTAGGTGTGGTTAATGAGCATGACAAAAGGAATTGAGATGACTATAAGACCCCCCAACTCAGGTGGCGATGGAGGAGGTATGGTGTTCTCCATATCAGAGGGCAGCCTCCCGATGGGAAGCGCAAGTGGTAATATCCTAGACAGCCCCTACTCTATCGACGATGCTAGTAATATTACTGATGGCACGTACACTGTATACAAGGCCCCCAGCACTGTAGTCGTAGTAAACTCTGCATCTGATATAGAGGATCTAGCCGTAGCGAATGTCATTACTGTGACTACGCCGACCACATTCATGTTCAACGTCTCCTACGTGGGCCTAACTGAGTTCTCGATTGACGCGGGCGCATCTGTGAGGTTTGCAGGGGTGGCACCAACACCACAGTACGTGTACACCGGGGTGGGCACATTCTACTCTGGAGAAGGGTCGATGGAGCTACTTAACATAAACCTAGTCTCCACCAACTCTGCTACACTAGCTGACACTACTGGCACTGGTTACTTCTCCTTTGAATTTCTCTCTATGTTGGGGTGGGGTGACCTAGGAACTATAAACAAGAACGGTAGGGTAACCTTCCGGTTCTGCTCTCTAAGGGGCATAGGTACGGGGTTTGATGTTGTCAACGCTGACGTAGAAGTCCTTAACCTCAAAGTTCTTGATGAGTCTGTAGTAGGCCCTCTAGTAACCCTCTCCGGTAATAGGATAGCAGCGTACACAGCCTCCGGTATAAAATTCCAAGCTGACTCGGCAGCATCCTTATTTCACATAGACCCTGCTATGAACCCACAGTCTAGGTTCAACATGGCACAGACCAGCTTGATATCTGGGTTTGCCTTTGATGTTAACGGGGCTCAGGGTGTTTTCACTGCAGTAGCAGATGACTCTACTGGCTCAACTGCAGTCAGTGTTATTGACTCCCCAGTGTCTCCTGGCCTTGCTAGGTACACATTTACTGGCCCTACGCTGTACGTAGACCAAGAGGTGGTCGCTACTGGGTTCACTACTAATGACAATTACAATGGCACCCTCTGCATTACTGACACTGACGGCACCTCCTATTTTGAGGCCTTGTTCATTGAATATGGCTCGGATGAGAGTGCTAACTTCACGGTAGATTCTGTAGTTATGACAGAGACATCAACCGCCCTAGTAAACGGCGACACTGTAATGTTGGACACTGACGCAGCCACAGATTACGATGGTGGACGTACAGTATTCAACCAGCAGACAAATAGCTTCCAAGTGAGCTTACCCTTTACATCAACACATACGGGTACATGGGATACATCTGGAATAGACCAGACAGACCCTAGGGTGTTGGTTAATAATAGTCCCGGTATTCAGTCTAGCCTGTACACAGCTGGGGGGATCTCTAATGCTAATGCAGTCACTACTTCTGTATCTGACGGCGGCTACACAGACATAGACTTCAGCGGAATAACACAGCAGGGAACCATAGAGAGGTTTAAGGTAGTAGAGGACGGTACTTGGGAGTACACAGGGCTTGAGCCCATTAAGATGGTTATATCTGGGTCTCTTACAGTGTTCAAGGGCGGGGCTACTGCAGCCTATAGGTTCACTTACGCTATTAACGATGAAGTGCCTACCTTTGCTACTGCACACTACCATCCGGTGGAAGTGAAGACAGATAAGATATCCATACCTGTCCTACTGGAAGTGGGTACGATGGTTAAGGGGGATACCGTCCAGCTAAAGATTGCTGGGGATGGTACTAGCGATAATATAACTGTCTCGGACGCTAGCCTAGTAATAGGCTCAGTATAGTACAAAGAATTGGAGAGAGGAGCCCTGCTCCTGAAGAATCGCATCCCTAGTAGAGACCCCTCCGCTCTGAGCCGATAATAATAACATTCGGTACTAGGGATGCACCTAATTCAAGAGGAGCCTAATATGGCCAAGTTCCAACCCGGAGTATCAGGTAACCTCCTAGGGAGGGGTGCTTCTAAGAACAAGATACCCTCCAAGGCATTAATCGAGAGGAGCCTTCTAAAGGGCTCCGATGATGCTATTAAGACTTTAAGAACAATGCTGAAACACTCCGATGAGAAAGTCAGAGAGAAGGCAGGCACCAAGATAGTAAAAGAAGGCATGAAGCTCCTACGAGAGCAAGAAGCTAAAGGTAGGAAGTACCGCACAGATGGTGTTCAAGGTAAGTTCCTAGCAGAGCTAGAGGGAGCCATCCTAGAGCTTCAAGTCCTTATGACTGATTCCATAGACCCCCTGATTAGGGTTAGGGTGGCATCATACCAGCTAGACGAGATCCTAACAGTCCTCAGAGAGAGAGACGAGAGGAAAGAGAAGAAGGGTGCCAAGGGTACAACCAGCACACCTACTGCAGCTCCTCTAAGCTTGGTCATGGGGAGTAAGAAATGAGCTTAGATAATGGCCTGCTAGCTGCTTATCGAGTGGTAGGTGGGGAGTACGTAGATCAGAGTCCTGTTGGTGGGGCTGATGGTGTGAAGACTGGAACTCCCACTACCTCAGTTGGTGAGGGAGGAGAGACCTTCTTCAATTTCGATGGATCTACCAACAGCATAGAAATGCCACTGACACCTATAGATGCCTATGCCACTTCCGCCACCCTTGCCATTCGATGCTTTGGGACAGTGGATCTGGGAACCAACAATGCGGTTGCATCATTAGGGCTAGTGGGACAGACCACTAGCAACCTAGCCCTGAGGGGCTCTGGCAGTGCGGGTGATGTTAGCGGATTCATGCGTGACTTGGCAGCTAGTAATACAGCAACAAACCTAAACAACACATCCACATGGGATGGTACAGAGAGGGTACTCATAGTTGAGTACAACTCCCCTGACTTAACTCTAGGGATCTTTGATGAGGTTGAGGGCCTATCCAACGTCCAACCAGCGCTAGCTCAGGATAGCTCATTTAACTTCGATAGGGTTACTGCTGGGGCTAGGTTTGACACAACGTGGCCAGCGCAGGCATCAGTATCTTGGGTTGCAGTTTGGCCTAGGGTATTGTCCTCCACGGAGAAAGAGGCCTTAGCAGCCTCCCCGTGGCCAGACTTCGTAGGTGGTGGTCAGACAGACCTAGACGACCTAGGTACAGTGAACAACACCGTAGTAGAAACAATCCAATTATCAATTAAGCCTAGCACAGGCAACTCAGTAAACTAATACCCACAGGGGCAACCAATGACAATTTTTAGAACAAACGCAGTTAGGACGGCCCTCATGGATGGCCTAAACACACAACGTGGTACTAGCGCACTAATACAGATCCGCTCAGGCTCTCCAGATGGTGTGGGTGGCGTTGGTACTCTCCTAGCCACTCTTACAGGTAATGTATCCCAGTGGGGTGTGGTTTCTAACGGAGTCCTAACCTCTAGTGCGATCACAGCAGATACCAACGCAGCTGCATCAGGTACAGCAGGCCATTACGAGCTCCTTACCTCAGGATCTACATTCTTGGAGGCAGGCTTACTAGAAGGCAGTGATGGTGTAACACTGGATAACTTAACCATCGTAGCAGGCCAGACTGTGCAAATGTCAGGGGACTGGGTTAACACCGCAGCTTACGACGACGGAGTATAACACATGGTTGATACTGTAGCTATCGCTGACTTGGATAGTGATCCCAACCTGACAGACCAAGAGTTCTTTGACATCTTGGCTGTTATGACAGAGGACACTACCCCGGAAAGGAAGATAACATTTGTGATGATTGCCAAGGAGGCATCAGCAACGGTTGCAGCTTGCTTGCAGGACGCACTGGAGTACTGTTGCGGCTTAGCTATAGAGCATGAGGACTACCAGCCAGCATGGGTGATGTCAGCTCTGGAGGGTGTGGGTATTGACATCAATAACTCCCAGACACAGGCTGCTGTTAATGCCCTGATAGACATAGGCCAGTTCTCTTCTGAGATGGCCTCAGCAACCATAGCAATGGGCACTGTAACCGAACTGGTCTTCCCTAGACTAATCTTACAACACGTAACAGACGCACGAATGAAACGCGCTGCAGGAGATATCTAAATGGCAATACCTACAGGGGCTCCCGTAGACTATTTTGGTACAGCTGTAACAGTGACAGACACTACCTCAGCTGTAGCTACCACCGCATTCTCTGTTGTCGGGGATACGGCTACTTGGACTAACACAGACAATGTACTGTCGGCTTCCGTGGTTGGTACTTTCACAATGACAGGCTCTGCTGCCAATGGCACTATAGCCTTATACGCTAAGCCTCTAAATATCCTAAGTACTAACGATGCCACTACACCCAACGCCAACTACCTAGATAAGTTCGTAGGGGTGTTTAACCTGAGTGAGGCGGCTACCGTCCAGTACCCTGCCTTAGAGATATCCACTACTAATATAGTTGATGGCCAAGAGTACGAGTTCTACATTAAGAACAACATGGCAGTCTCTGTAGTCGCAGGTTGGGAGCTAGAGCTTACACCCAAGGCTATCGCTGGTAAAGCTTAATCACTTATACCGAGGTACACAATAATATAAGACTATAGGGGCACCAACGAATGGCGATAATTGGTAAGCTGCCTAAGAAATTACATGCGGGTTTTAAAGACCCGATGGGGAAGCCTCCCGGTGGAGTAGAGGTAGATTGGGCTAATGACCTAACTGACGGCCTCTGCTTCTACACCACACTGGATGCAGACTTACCAATTGATCATGTATCTGGCTCTCACTCGGAGAGAGTGGGTACACCAGAAGTAGGGTATAATAACGAAGGTAGGCTGGTAGACTTCGGTGGGGGCACTGACAGGTTAGACTTCCCAGATGCACCTGTCTTTGACGAGACACTACCCTACACACTATTTATTAGGTGTAATCCAGACTTCTACACTGACCTGACCCCAGTGGTATTGGTCATAGAGGGTATTACCAACAACCTAGTCCTGTCATTCAGGAGTACTAACGGCCCGATGGGGCCAGTAGCGTTCGGATTAGACGATGGCGGTAATGTTGTCAGGCCAGCCAACACCTTCAATAATGGTTTATTTAGGGATGGCAATTACCACACTGTAGTCGTGACTTATAACGGGGAGGGGGCTACCACCAATAGCAACTACGACTTCTACCGTGATGAGACACACCATGGTGGCCGTGGCGCAGGCACTGGTGGCGTATACCCAGACTTCTCTTTTGTCAACGGTGCCTCTGTTGGTGGTAGTGATCAAGTAGCAGATGGGCACTTCCTTGGCCCCATGACATTTGTAGGAGGTATCTGTGGAGTAGCGTGGACTCACGGACAAGTAGTAGAGTTCAACAGAAACCCATACCAGATACTGAAGCCTAAAGTACAGATACCCCTCATAGAAGATGTCTTTGATGGGGCAAGCCTTACAGCGGATGTTGACGAGGCTGGTGATACTACAGCAGCAACATTAGAGGGGATAGCCTCCCTTACAGCAAGTGTCTCAGAAGATGGAGATACTACAGCGGCTAGCCTAGAGCTACCTGCCAACCTAACAGCGAGTGTCTCCGAGGATGGAGATACCACAGCAGCAAACATAGATGCAGCAGCATCCCTAACAGCAAGCCTATCCGAAGATGGCGATATTACATCAGCCACACTGGAAGCTTTAGCCTCCTTAACGGCTAACTTAGCTGAGGAAGGGGATACAACTGCAGCCACATTAGCAGGCATTGCCTCTCTGGTAGCATCTGTTTCAGAAGATGGTGATGCAACAGCAGCACTCCTAGAGTTAATAGGGGAGCTCGCAGCTAACGTATCAGAGGATGGGGATACAACCTCAGCTAGTGTCGAGGCTGTAGCCTCACTGGCAGCAAGCCTAAACGAAGAGGGTGATGCTACCACAGCCACCCTTAAGGGAATAGCCTCCCTCACAGCCAACCTCCTAGAGGATGGTGATACTACAGAAGCCCTCCTAGAGCTCCTTGCAGGACTTACAGCAGACGTAGCAGAAGACGGTGACACTACCGCAGCCCTTATTGAGCTGATAGCTGAGGTTACAGCTGATGTCTCTGAGGCTGGCGATACAACCTTAGCTAACCTACAGGGTGTAGTAGCTGGAGTTGCCATCCTTACTGCCGATCAAGATGAGGCAGGGGACACTACAGCAGCAACCTTAGAGGCTGTGGCAAGTATAGTAGCTACTGTTGCTGAAGATGGTGATACAACATTAGCTTTACTAGGGACTATAGCAAGCCTTACAGCTAACACAGCTGAAGTAGGTGACACAACCTTAGCTCTGCTAGAAGCCCCAGCAAGCCTTGCAGCCAATGTTTCAGAGGTGGGCGATACAACATTAGCCCTTCTGGAAGCCGTAGCAAGTCTAACAGCAGATGTGGCTGAAGTAGGCGACACCACTCTAGCTAACCTCGAAGGGGTAGCTGCAGGGGTAGCAAACCTCACAGCAAACCTCCTTGAGGAAGGTGATGCAACATCAGCCTCCCTTGGAGCTGTCTTTTCCCTGACTGCAAATGTCTCGGAGGATGGTGATACAACCACAGCACTCCTACAGGTACCGGGTAACTTAGTAGTTAGTCTGGCAGAGGCCGGTGATACCACCTTAGCTAACCTAGAGGTGCTAGAAGCTGTAGCCAACCTTACGGCTAATGTGTTTGAGGAGGGTGATACCACCTTAGCATCCATTGAGGGTGTCCTTAGCATAACAGCTAATGTCCTTGAGGATGGTGATGCAACTACTGCCACCATAGACGTACTGGTACAGCTCATAGCTGACGTACAAGAGGATGGTGATACTACCCTAGCAAATATGATCGTGGGAGCCCAGTTGGCCGATCCATGTGACATAGGCCTAGAGGGAACCTTCAGCTTTGGTGACATAGACTTCAATGCTACTTTCAGCTTTGGGGATATAAATCTTTCAGGTGATATATGTTAAAGACTAAACCTTTGGAGGTGAGCTATCAATAAAAATGACTATGGCAATATCCTCCGTGTCAACGCAGGACAGGATATTAGCTCCAATGTCAACACACTCTTCATAGATAGCCCCCTGACTAGCACAGGGGATTTCACTGTGGACGTAGGGAGTGGGTTGACTGTGGGAACTATCTCCATCGTGACAGACGTAGGCACCTTTAATGCCCTAGAGTACGTGGAGTACGAATTCCTCGAAGGGGATATAACGTATGCAGGCACATGGAGTGTCAAGCTAACCACACAAGACACTGGCGCAGATACATGCAAGAGCACAGATATCCCACTGACGTTTGAAGTGGGCAAGTAACACTAACCAAGGATACGGTTAACTTTAAGTACGAAACTCCATGGAGGGAGATTAACTATGGCATTAGAAAATTGTATATCGTGTGAGCATGAGATAGACGCAAGCGCTAAGAGCTGTCCTAGTTGTGGCAGCAGCGACCCCACAGGGTTGAGAACTAAGATAGGCCTCTGGCTCTTCGCTATAGTGGCGGTGCTCTGGGTCGTAGGAAGTATATCAGGGGGTAGCCCTTGAAGATTAGATCCGGTATAGCACAATTGGGAGTGCAGTTCACTTGTAATGAGCAGGTTGGGAGTTCGAGTCTCTCTGTCGGAACCAAACAAGAGGGCCACTAGCATAGTGGGTTAATGCAGCCGACTCATAATCGGAAGACGCGAGGTTCAAGTCCTTGGTGGCCCACCAGATAACGGTTATGGAGGTAACCTATGACAGTAGTAGCACACCCATCCAAGGTGCAAGCACAGTACTTACAAGCCGAAGAGGATCTAGTTATATTTGGTGGCGGGGCCGGGGGAGGCAAGACTTGGGCCTCCCTAATAGATAACCTACAAGGTGTCCATGATAAGCACTACTTCTCAGTGTTCTTCAGAACAACTAACACAGAGATCGACAAGGGACTATGGGTAGAGGCTAAAGACCTCTATGAACCTATCCTCTTCGATAGCAAAGGGAAGTATATAGGTAAGTCTCACATCAGTGAGCAGAACAAGACGATAACCTTCCCTGCAGGATCTAGGACTACATTTGCCTACCTTGAGTATGACAAACATGCGGATTCATGGTATGGGTCAGAGATATGTAAGATCTACTTTGAGGAGTTCCAGTTTAGGACGTACTACCAGTTCGATGTACTCAGGTCTCGTAACCGTAGTAAGGCTAATGTCAAATGCGGGATACGATGCACACTCAACCCAGACCCAACACACTTTGTGTACGACTATGTTGAGAGGTTCCTAGATGATGAATACCTTGCTCGCAGGGACTTGTCTGGTAAGAGGGCCTACTTTGTAATCATCAGTGATGTACTGTACACCTCTTGGGACAGACAAGAGTTGGTAGATACCCACGGCAAGAACCCCCAGACTTACACATATATACCAGCAACAATAGAAGACAACGATTACCTAGATGAGGCCTACAAAGATAAGCTAGATTCAATGTCTGAGAAGAAGCGCAAGCAGCTATTACTTGGCTGCTGGGAGCCTACAGAAGACTCTGGTATGTACTTCCAGACGAGCTACTACAGGAAGGCTACCCACGTACCTCTAGGCTCAGTTACATGTAGGGGCTGGGACACTGCAGGCACAGCGCCTGAAGAAGGCCAGACCATAAACAGAAGGGCGGATTGGACTGTAGGTGTGAGAGTATCTAAGTCCAGAGATGGAGACTACTACATACACGGTATGGAGAGGTTCCAAGATAGGGCAGGCCCAAGAGACAGGCGTATCCTACAGGTAGGCCACAGAGATGGTAGAGACTGTAAGATAGTCATGGGGATTGACGCAGGAGCCTCTGGTAAGTTCCAATTTGAGGAGTTCGCCAAGAAGGTGTCCGAAGATGGCCTAATATGCCACAAAGATCCTATGCCAGTCAATAAATCAAAGATAACTAGAGCAGAGCCCTACGCGGTGGCAGCTCAGAATGGCTTTGTCTACATTGTAGAGAGTAGCTTCTCCTCAGAGGATCTTAAGGCATTCTACCGGGAGCACGAACTATTCGACGGCGAGAGATCCTCTACTGGCAAGTGGGATGACGTAGTGGATGCCACAGCCTCTGCATTTAACTATCTGTGCCAAGCTAGGAACTACAAGTTCACCAAGCGCAGCCAGTCCAAGATAAAGACCTTAGCAAATGACCACCTTACTAATAATGAAGTCCCTCGGAGGGGATAACTATGGAAGATAACACTATCAAACAAGAACGTAAAGTAATCCAGACAAAGGGAGCCCGAGTCAAGTATGAACTGGAGTTCTTCTTATCCATCCAAGAGGCTGTCCTAGGCGGCTGGCGTGTAGCAGAGACCAACCTAAGGGACGACTCCTCCCTACGTAACTTCCGAGGCAACATAGGCAAGGTAGTCCTCTATAAGGGTGCCCTAGGAGCTCCTGAGAGCCCCGTAGAGAGCAAAGAGCCCTTAGAGGTACAACCACCCTCGGAAGAGCCTGCAGAGGCACCAGCAGCCCCTGAGGAGCTCTCAGAGGCACCTGTAGCGGAGACCCCTGAGGATGACCGCCCAGAAGGCACATCCCCCTCAGAAGAGCTCAATGGCCTGTCTAAGAAGGTAGAGCTGTATGCCTTTGCTGAGAAGCATGGCTTCACTGTCCCAGAGGATGTAACTAAGCCTGCAGCCATTAAGAAGTTCCTCAAGGGCAAGCTTGCAGAGTAACCAACTAATCAAGGCCGACTATGACAGACAAGACAGTAGACATCAAGAAGGCCGAGACCCTAGGTAAGCAGGCCACTATACGCCCACAGAGCTTAAAGGAGAAGGGCCAGCCACAACAAGTGACTGGCTCTAGGTTCATACAGGATGGGGCCAAGCAAGACCTGATCATGCCTAATAGCTTATACACCTTTGACAATATGGCGTTAGACTCCGCAGTGTTCACTGCAATGGACTCATCTAATGCCCAAGTCCTACTAGCGCTCAGTAGTGGTGAGTCAGTCCCCGGCAAGAGTGGCTCATCACTCTCCAAGGAAGCAGCAGAGTTTATTAACTATAACATACGTAATATGTCCTTTGGTACTTGGATGCAGAGTATGAATGATGCTTGTACTGATCTTCAGTATGGATTCTCTACTCAGAACATTGTACTAGAGAGACGTAACTATGGGCAGTACAAGGGTATGTACTGCCTTAAGAAGCTAGCCCCTAGATCCCAGAAGAGTGTGTACGGGTGGGTATACGATAAGAACTTTAGGGATGTCCTTGGGTATGTCCAGAAGCCTATGGTTAAGAAGTCCAAGCAACCCACAGAGAAGCAGTTCGAACGTGGCATAACTAACACCAGCTCCATAATCAACAACCAACAGTACACCTACTTTAAGAACGAGGAGTTGCTCTGGTTTAGGCACAATCCCACACAGAATAACCCTGAGGGGAATAGCCCCTTTAAGAACTGTTACGCAGCTTGGATGGAGAAGGCTCTGGTAGAGAACTTCGAGATTGTTGGTGTCACTAAAGACTTAGGTGGGGCGTATGTCCTTAGGGTAGACCCCGGCCTAATCGATATGGCCAATGACCCTGAGGGTAATACAGAGGCTCAGTCAGAGTACAAAACATTACAACAAGATGCAGCTGACCTAGTGGCAGGTAAGGATACATTCATCCTACTATCGTCAGAGACAGATGAGAACGGTAAGTACCTTAATGACTTCTCCATGATGGGGATCTCTGGTACAGGTAAGCAGTACTCTACTTCAGACATCATAGAGCAGAAGCGTAAAGACATCTTCAATGTATTCGGTGCATCAGCACAGATCACTGGGGATAACGGAGGGGGGAGCTACTCCCTGAGTTCAAGTAAGACCACCATCCAAGAGCTGTATGTACAGAGGATTATAGACTGGAAGATTGATGTTATCAATACCCAGCTCATCCCAAGGCTCCTAGCAGCAAACAACATACAGTTGAGCTGGAGGGACATGCCCACCTTTAGGGCGGGAGTGGCCTCAGAGCTTAACTATGATGAGCTTAGTAAGGCTGTCATGCGTATGGCTGGTACTGGGATGATGACTCCTAGTGCCCTCAAGGAGCTCTACAGACAAGCAGGACTCCCTGACGATGGTATAGACGACCTAGACTTTACAGCGGCTTCAGGTGGCGATGTAGGGACTTCTAATGGCTCATCTGGGAATGGCTCTACTAACCAGAACAACTCCGAGAAGAACGGAGAGAATGGTGGGGTGGAGAAGTCCATGGTTACCACCATGATAGAAGATGAGAAGGGTAGGCTTATTGACACCGAGGCAGACAAGGTACTGGAGAATGTCCAATGAAATTAATTAGAGAGACCCTTTTGGGTATTCACATGCAATGGAGGGTCTTCTGTGACTCAGATAAGTAAAGCAACCGAGGGGGACAAGAGGCTACATCTAAGTGATGCTGTAACCTCAGGGTACCTATACGACTACGATGATGAGTCTGTCTACTTCGAGGTTTACGAAGTGGATGGATATAAAACATACAAGAGCTCTTATGAGTATGACGGTGCCAATGCCGAGATCTCAGGAGATAGAGTGGAGGTAGTCCGTACCACTGAGTATGTTGCAGTGGAGACTGGGGAGGATGACATTGAGAAGTCAATATTAAGCGTCCTGAAGAAGTTCTTTGGTAGCACTGAGAAGCCTTCGGTTCCAGTCATCAAGCAACTCAATGAAGTTGAGATGGTGGCAGTGGAGCCAGTATACATTGCCCCCGGTGATGTGGATGGAGTAGGTGACACTATTGACATGGAGGGCTCAGAGAGCCTAGCCAAGAGTATCAACGATAAGATCGCTGCGGAGAGTATGACTTACAACTACTTCCATGCAGCAGAGACTGAAGACTTTCACATTCAGAAGTGTTGGGTAAACCCCTACGAGTGTGAGATTGGAGGTAATACAGTCCCTGAGGGTATTGTATTAGCTGAAGTCAAGTATGTCAATAAGGCTGCTTGGGATAAGCGAGTAGAAGGTGAACTCATGGGACTATCCGTTGAGGGTAGCTGCAAAATAGAGGTACTAGATGAAAGCTAAGCGTAGGCTCTACGACTTCAATGTGACTGGCATAGCAGTTACAGACGGCTCCCAAGGGGGCGCTTGTAGCCTCCTCAACGAACCTCTGTTGCTTAAGTCATTGAAGGGCGGAGCAACACTCACACCAGAACAAAAGGCCATCCTATTGGAAATTGGCCATACCGAATCTGAAGTAGGCAAGTCGCTTACTGATGACAAACTCCCACTGTCTTCTTCGGAAGAAACATCCGGGGGAGATAACTTAACTATAGAAGGGACAGATATGTCTGAAGAAGTGAATAAGGCTCTAGAGGCTCAAGTAGCCGTCTTGACCAAGAAACTAATCCAGAAGGACTTAGGGGTTTACGGTCTAGAGAGTGATCTCTCTAAAGAACTGGCAGGAGTGTTGTCAGTCTTAGACGAGGATGCTGTGGCCAGTGTAACTAAAGCACTAGACGCGGTAGTAGCTAAAGGTGAGGCTGAAGTAGAGCTAGCCAAGTCTGCAGCACCAGCACCTAAAGAAGAAGAGAATCCATTAGCTAAGGCCCTCTCAAAAGAGAAAGGCGAAGGTGGTGATCCAGAAGGTGATGCCCCTAAAACTATGCTAGAGAAGGCATTGGCCGCTAAAGATGAAATCCAAGGAGCTAAATAATGACTGTAATTGCTACTGGTCGCGCTATCTTATCTGACCTGCTTGCGGGTGTAGAGCCTTATAGTGACGACACTATGACCAATAAGAACTTACTCGGCGTAGCCGTTGGTGGTTCTACTAATACTGTTGGCTTTATCGGCCAACCCCTAATCTGGGATGATGTTGCAGGTAACTGGGATATCTATGACGGTGCTGCTCTTACTGTAGCCGCTGCCCTAGCAGACCAAGATGACTTACCAGTACTTGCTGGCTACGTTGTAGCTCTGAGTGTTGGTGATAAGTCTGGCTTAGGTTTTAACCGGACTGACATTACTCTATCAGCTGCTAACACTGCTGTCAACATGACTGCTATCTATCGGGGTGATGCCACTGTTAATGACTCAGGCATTGTCTGGGGTGCTACTTCAGCTCCCAACCAGCTCTTATTCTGGGCACAGTTAGAGGCACAGCAGTTCATCCAGTCAGCTGAAGCAGCTATCACTAACCCATCTTACAACTCTTAATAGGAATACATAAATGAGTGACCACGGAATTGTAAAAGCCCTAGGGGTTTCCGGTGATAGCGCATTTGAGATGGTGGATGTTTCCCCTCTCGTACAACGCTCACAGATCACCCCTAAATTACTTACTGCCTTATTTGGTGGTGAGATTAACTCTATCTTCAACCAGACTCGTACAGTTCGCCACGATGACCTCCAGCACGAAGGTGTGTCTGTCGCGGGTAAGCAGTACTCTGAGTATGGCCCTCGCGCACTGACAGACAAGCCTCGTCAGCTGAGCTACGACATTGGTTCTTTTGGTATTACTTACAACACCAAGCCCGGTGATATCTCTGGTCGTCGGACTCCCGGCACCAATGAGTTGATGACAGAAGAGTACCTGTTAGGCCAGCTAGGTGACAAGGTTGACAAAGCATGGGTTAAGTTTGAGGAGCAGGTAATCGCTACCTTGTTAACCACTGACTCTAACTTCACTGCTGGTGGTAATCACACAACTTATGACTACTTTGTTGAAGTCATGGGCGACACCCGTACCAACTTGATTGCTGGTGCTAACGGTAGCGGCCAAGTCTCTATGCAATTGGCAGGTTCTGTTGACCACATCGAGTTGTTCACCGAGCAAGCTGATTACCTGCAGACTGACCTAGAGAAGACTGGTAACGACTCCTCTATGACTGTCGTTATATGTGGTAAGAGCTTCTTCGCACAGCGCCTAGAGATTGAGCGTGACGTAGGCTTCAACCGTGAATTGCGTAACACACTAGATATGCAAAGTATGGGTGTACCTGCTGGCGGCTTCGGCTCTGGTCAGTTCAACTACCAGTGGTTTGACAGCCCTAGGGACGGCATCCGCTATATCCGTTATGCAGCTTCTTACGATGGCGCTAAGATCATCGGTGATGACGATGCGTATATGGTACCTATCGGTGCTGAGGACTTCCTACGTACTGCATACGCCCCTGCTCAGACTCGTACCTACGTTAACACTGTAGCCCAGTCTGCGTATGCTTGGAGTAAGGTAGATGACCGTCAAGGCACTACTGTAGCTTCTGAGAAGAATGTTCTGGGTATTGCGATTAACCCTCAGCTCGTAAGGCGCTTAGTAGTCTGAGTTAGTTGATCTTTAGAGGGGGTTCTTAGAGCCTCCTCTCTAAGGTTAATTACAACAAAGAGAGGAACACCATGGCAATAGATAGAGATGTCCTCTATGCAGATACGGTACTGTACTTACCTGAAGACAACATCCTCACTGAGGGCCAGATAAGGACGATAAACGAACAGGTTATAGCCCTCGATGGTGTCGAAGATGACAATGCCTTCTACTCAGAGGTACTTTGTAAGAGCCTCAAGAGATGTGCTCTAATCAATGCAGCTAAGTATGAGGTAGATGGGGCGGGTGTTAGGCGGGATAAGGTAGGTGAGGTGGAGCTTGAGTTCAATGAGAAGGTCAGTCCATACACATGGCGTAAGTATATCAGGGGCTTGTCCCAGCTATGCCCTTACCTCCCTGGTGGCGGCTACTCTCCAGCATACGGTATGGGTATCCAGATCTCCTCCGGTTGCTTCCCTGATGTTAACCCACCCCCGTTAAGTGCCCAGCCAGTCACTGGTACAACATGCACATATGACTCAGCCTGCACATGCCCCGGATGTCTAGTCCTGTGAAGCTCAAGCTGAAGCGTAAGGGGAGAGCTCACACTAAGGCTAAAGATACCATGAAGCACCTAGACCAGAGTCACCTCTCCGTGGGGCACTTCTCTGATGGGGAGCACTCTAGTGGCTTTAATTATGCAGAGTTAATGGCGATACAGCATCTAGGTTTAGGTGGGCAGGCCCCCAGACCACTGATGAGCGTCCTTAAGATTGGTGGCCTCAAAGACCCAGCCTACCGAGTGGCATTCAATAGGTGGGCAGCAGCCCCTCAGTCTAAGGCCAACAACAATAGACTCATAGATGACTTCGGTAAGATCACCGCAGATAACGAGTACGACTTGTTCGGCAAGGTAAGCAATAAGATGCCCCCAACTACCTCACCTAAGAAGGTTGGTGTAGATGGCCCCACAGCCCCTCTGGTAGACACTGGAGAGCTTAGGGATAACATAAGGTTTAAGAACTCTAATACACCCGCCAAGACCTAGGAGGCTTTATGGCTATAAGCCGACTAATGCGTACATCAACTCTGGCTATTGCAAGGTTCTCCACAGAGAGGGTACTGCAGCCGTCAGGTAAGTACGAAGAGAATATATCAGACGAAGGCTTTGACATCCAGTGCAGTATCCAGCCTCTAGGTAAGAACCTAGTGAAGATGCTCCCAGAAGGATACACCAAGACGGACTCCAGAACAATAAGAACTACTTCTGTGCTACGAACCACTAGTCAGTTTACTAAGTTCTCTGCAGATGAAACAGACATAGAGGGACTTACTTATAGGTGCTTTGCTGAAGATGCTTGGGACACCCATGGCCTTCAGTCTGATCATAGAAACTACATCTTTATACTTAAGGACTTAGACGTATGATTGATTACGACAACATCCTTACAGTGTTATCGACTATAGCGAGAGAGCCTACCTATACACCAACCCTCTCAGTAGACCCCGGCAGTGGTCTTAAGAATGTTCTAAGGGCATACCCTGATGACCAATCTAAGCCCGACTACCCGTACATGGTGGTAGATATCCCCCATGTCGAGGGAGAGGGTGGCTGGGAAGTAGACAGCTATGTGGCTGACGATGACTTCAGTGTTGTCCATGCCACTAACTTCACCCTACTAATAACCTTCACTATCTACGGAGAGGGGGCCAAGACCATGGCCAGCACTCTCAACGGGTACTTCAGGTATGGCAGGGTGATGGACGATATAAGAGTTAACACAGATGGGGGCAGGATAAAGGAGACCTTCATGGTCAACCTACCTAACCCTAGCCTAGCAACTAAGTTTGTAGAGGCATCCCAAGTAAATCTAATGTTATCAGTAACTGATAGCTCTACTGATGAGCAGGCAGGTGTTATTAACATTGCCACGGTAGAAGGTGAGTTGTTCTCCTCAGAGGAAGACACTACCCCCATTGAGATTGACATCACCGTACCAACCCCCTAACCGGCTCGTAGAGCTAATTAATCACCCAAGAGGAATCCACTAGATGGCCTATCAAGACAATATCGTAAATGTCTCCATCTCGCTTGACACCACTGCTGTAACCGTTGCGGGGTTTGGTACACCAATCTTCGCTTCTGAGCATCGCTGGTTCACTGAGCGAGTGCAAGCATTTACATCAATCACAGAAGTAGCGGCAGTTGCTCCAACAGACTCTAATGAGTATGCAGCAGCTGTAGGCTTCTTTAACTCAAGTGTATCACCCTCCATCATAAAGATTGGTAGGCGTACAGTAGACTTGATCACATTCACCCCCACAGGAGACCCTTCAGTAGCTGGCACCGTGTACACCTTATCGGTAACTGGTACTGATGATGTCACAGTTGAGGGTACTTACACAACCCTACTAGCTGATACAGCAGACGAAGTTACAGCAGGCTTGGCAGCAGACCTCACAGGTAATGTAACTGGTGTTGATGTACTTGACCTTACAGGAACTCTGTCTGTTGATGCAACAGTCCCCTCAGTGGACAACTATTCAGTTAGTGACATTGATGGCTTATCCTACGCATACACCACTACAGAGACTGCAGCCGACATGGTTACAGCCATCTCTGAAGAGGATAATGATTGGTACTTTATGACATCTAATGATCATACTGATGCCTTCGTTAACACCCTAGTCACTGGCATGGCCCCTACCATTGAAGCCCTAGAGAAGCTCTACTTCCTGTCCGTACAGGACACTGAGACACTAGCCTCTTGGTCTGGTGTAGCCGCTACTGATGATGTAGCTGGACAATTGACTGAAGATGTACGTACACGCTCAACTGCATTGTTCCACCAAGATGCTGACACAGTATTTGCTGAATGCTACTTCATCTCTGAGTTTGCTACCAAGAACCCCGGTGAAGAGGTCTGGACTAACAAGGCTATCGGCCTGAGTGCATCTCAAGACCCTGACACTGGTAACGTCTTAACAGCCACTCAGCGCGGTAACCTAGCTGATCGTAACTGTAACTTCATCCAGAATCAAGGCGGTGTTGCTATCGTCCGTACTGGCCGTACAGCTGGTGGTGAGCGTATAGGTGTTATGAGGTTCCGTGACTTTCTAGCAGCCCGTATCACTGAGGCATTCCAGTTACTGCAGATCAATGAGGACAAGATCCCTTACACTGACGGCGGTATCAACCAGTACCGTAGCACATTAGAGAGCGTCTTGTCATCTTATGTAACTACTGCACAACAGCCTAAAGGCCTACAAGAAGCACCAGCCTACACAACTACATTCCCCAAGCGAGCTGATGTCTCTGCTTCTGATGTACTTGCTGGCTTACTTACTTGCTCCTTTGAGGCGTTCCTATCAGGTGCCATCACAGAGAGTATCGTGCAGGGTTCACTAACAATTGAAGGTTTAAGCTAAGGAGCTGATACATGGCATATACATATAATCCCAGAAAGGTTGTGGCCTCTTGGTCTGGTGTGAGGCTCAAGGGCTTTGCTAAGGACTCATTCATTACTATCGAACGTACCTCCGACCTTATTGTGCCGGGTGATGTAGGTGGTGACGGTGACCCAGAGATCAGCTTAAGCCCTGACCGTACTGGTACCCTCTCTATGGACTTCCAACAGGGGAGTGACACTAGCCGTCAGTTAGGAGCTGCAGTAGCAGAGTCTGACGCTGGTAACCCTGTCATTGGTGACATCACTATCATTGATGAATCAGGTAGTATCTTCGCCCAATGTAAGGGTTGTCTCCTAATGAAGGCTGCAACTATCACACAAGGCACAGAGCTTAACAGCCGAGTATGGGAGTGGTGGTGTGAAGAGATCATTATGACTGGTACCCCAGCAGGGTTAGACGAGGATGTGGCTACATTCGCATCATTCGCTGGTAGCTTAATCGCATAAGGATTGACAAATGGCTCACTATTTATATAACCCAGCTAAGGTACAAGTATCTTGGTGGAATGGGGGAAATGCAACACGCCTCACTGGGTTCTCTAGTGGGTCGTTTGTCACGGTGGACATAGCTTCACCGGAAGTTATTGTACGGAAGGGGATAGACGGGGGCAACTCTGTCCTCCCCAAGTTCGACTCATCAGGTACTGTAACCTTGAGCTTCCAGCAGGGTAGCCTTGGTAATGTGTGGCTCCAAGAGATAGTAGCCCACCAAGAGCAGAACCCCGGAGAGATCTCCCAAGGGAGCATTACTATAGATGATGCATCAGGGACATTCAACCTTAAGATAAACGATGTAATCATACAGAGTCAACCAAATGTTTCCTTTGGCAAGTTAGCCTCTGAGGGGACAAGGGAGTGGGTACTCTACTCCAACAGAATATCATATAACAGGCACATACAGTTGCCACAGACTTCACAATCTACGGTGAGGCAGTTGTTAACCTCACTGACTGCACTACCTTAACGATCCTCGGAGGGATTAACTATGAGTACAGGATTTGGTGCTATTGCAGCACAAGCAGAGGCCAAGAGCGGCACTGTCAGTAAGACCATTAATGGCAAAGCGTTTACCATCAACCGTATGTCAGGCCTGCCGGGGTATATGCTCGGCTTTAAGCTAATGAGACAACTACTCCCAGCGATAGGTAGTGTCGGGGATGGTGTACAGAACTTTGAAGATATCTTCCCAGAGGATAGGTCTGTATTCACACAGATCAGTGTGCTCCTTAGTAGCGGCCTAGGGAATATAGACATAGAGGAAGTAATCAGGTTACTGCTGGGTGGAGCTACCCTAGATGGCGTAGCAATTAACCTAGACGACCCAGACTTCCTCCGTGGAGATGTAGCCTCAGTGGCCTTCCTATTGGAGTGGGCATTGGAGGTGAACTATAAAGATTTTTTTATCGTGTATATCATGGAGAGGGTTACAGGCATCCCCGCTGTGATACAAAATCTGATGCCACGGCGCACAACGTCAGAAGAGTCATCAGAGACATAGAGAGAACATCCACTCTCAACGATGATGAATCTGGTGCCAAGTGGTTCTTCTATAACATAGTGAAGAGTAAGAACTGTCCCCCAGCATGTACCAACCCACAGATGCTTATGTGGGAGTGGAGCCTTCCTGAGGTATTGGAGCTAGACGAGATGATCACTATGTGGGATGCAGTGGAAGAAGCAGTACACAAAGATAACGAAGCTAAAGAGAAGAGGGGATAGATAGATGGCTGACGAGTTCGGTAATTGGACGGTAGGGGTAGACTGGGACTTAACTGGATTCAACAAGTCAGCTGCCCATGTAGAGAAAGTCTTAAGGAAGCTAGCAACTATCCAAGGGAGGGCTACCCCAGCATCTCTCGGAGGCACCTCCGCTGCTGCCGCAGGAGCCGTCAGTAAGGCCCAGAACAGAGAGCTTAGGTTATTCAAAGAGAACACTAGGCTGATCAAAGTGAGGGATGATGCCCAAAAGCTAGGCATAGAGACTGGACGGAAAGCAGCAAGTAATAACTTAGCTTCCATGCAGAAGCAAAATGCGGAGCTCACTAGACTCATAAACAAGCGTAGGTCTCTTAATGCGGCAACTGCCGATAAGGGCCGTGCAGCTAGTGCGGAAAAGGCAAAGGTAGAGGCGGCTCTGGCACAGTCCTCTAGGGAGCGTGTTGCTAGTGAGCGTGTCGCTGCAAGGCTTGCTGCAAAGGAGCTTGCTACCAAGAAAGCTCTGGCCCGCACTACTAAGGCCACTGCTGCAGAGGGTGAGGCTTGGTTGCTCCGAAAGCAAAGGCTAGACTTCGAGATATTCTCCATAGAGAGTAAGATATCTAGCAAGGTCAAAGAGACCCATAGGGAGTACGCCACACTAGTAGCCCAAGCCAGACAGCTAAGGGCTGCATCATTACAGGCTAAGGATGCTAAAGGCTTACGGGCTTACCGTGAGCAGATGTTTGCGCTAAAGACATCAGTTACAGCCACCACCAATGAGATAGCCAGACAGAATAGGGCTATGAACAGCCAGAAGTTTGCTGCCAATAGCCTCACATCATCTATGCATAACTTGGCTCGTAGCTACATTTCTGTCTTCGCAGCCATCGAGGGGGGCAGGGCTTTCTTCAGGACAGCTGTAGAGTTGGATTCCATTAAGGCATCGTTAATCGCTGTGTCCGCTGATGCAGACCAAGCAGCGGCTGACTTCGAGTTTCTCAAGTCAACCTCACTAGAGCTAGGTGTGGGCTTGTCTACACTGTCTGATGGTTACCGTAAGATAGGTATTGGTGCCAGAGCTGCAAACATAAACCTAGAGGATACTAGAGAGATACTCCTGTCAGGTGCAGAGGCTGCTACAGCCTTTGGATTGGATGCAGAGCAGGCCAACTTAGTTCTATTAGCCATGGGTCAGATCATATCGAAAGGTAGGGTATCCCGGGAGGAACTTGGTAGGCAGATGGGTGAGCAATTCCCCGCCATGATCATCGGTGCAGAAGCCATGAACATGGAACTAGCTGAGTTCGAGAGGCTAGTAGAGAGTGGTGGACTATCCGCAAAAGAGTTTATCGTACCCTTTGCTAAAGAGCTTAGGGCTACCGTCCGTGAGACAGGAGCCTTGCAAGCTGGTCTGGAGAGTGTACGAGCAGAGATCGGAAGATTCCAAGGCCAGATGCAGATTGCTGTGGATGAGGTCTTCTCTGGAGGTATGAGGGAATCAACAGCCCTTATAATAAAGCAGCTTACAGCTGTACTAACCACTTACGCTCCTATCATTAAAACGCTAGGAGCGGCTATTGTAGGATTGACCATAGCCGTCAGTGGCATCCTCAATGGTATAGGTAAGGTATTCGCCCCCCTATTTGAGGGACTCAATATAATTATAGGTAAGGTGGCAGAGCTACTGGGCCTAGTTAGCGGTGATGGAGATAGCCTTGTTACTGGCTTCGAGACGTTGGGAGTGGTCATAGGTATTGTAGCGGCTATATGGGGGGCCAGTAGTCTGGTGACCGGGGTAGGGTGGCTTGTAACCAAGGGCCTCCCTGCAATGATCAGCTTGTGGGAGACTGTTAGGATACTCATGTTAGAGATATCCATACTTAATGCTTTTGCTACCAGTGGTGCCAGTATAGCTCTAGGTGCCGCCGCACTAGCTGGTGTAGGGTTAGTAGCTGCGATTGGTGTTAACTCCCTCTACGGAGGCAGTGACGACAGCGGGGCTACTACCACAAGCACAGACAAGAGCACTAACACGACTATAGAGAGGCTGGAGGTAAATGTCACAGCCCCTGCGGGTGCCGATGCAAACCAGTTCGGTCAGCACGTAGCTGATTCTATGGCTGCTAGTATGGGACTGTCCTCAGCTATAACTAATTAGGAACCACTATGGCAGAAATCACAGAGCAGTACTACATACTGACTCAAGACGGCATTGTCTACACGCTGGACTCCACCACAGGGATGACTTACACCCTCAGTGGAGAGACTACGGATTCGAAGGTAGAGGCTGGATTCATAGCATCTGACCACTACGTTGTGAGAAACACTGTAGTGAGCCTCAGGGGTGTTATCACTGATATAAACACTTTCCAACCCAGTGCCCACTCATTAGTCTCTGGGGATAGTTACACCAAGCACTGGTCAGAGAGGCTGGTAGCACTACAGAAAAGCGGGAATACGTTCTCCGTCGGTTGCACCGGCAGCTTAGAGGTACTTAATGATTGCGTGTTTACCGCGCTAGTCTTCAGTCAATCCGGGGAAGTAGGTACTGCGGTACATAGTGGGGGGACTCTCTCAGCATTTGATATACAGATGGCGTTTAAGCAGATAAGAGTAGCTACCCGGAGTGTCACTAAGACAGTACTTATAGACGTAGATGAGTCTATAGAGAAGGAAGCCTCTGACAAGGTTATCTCTGGTGCAGTGCCTGATGAGCCAGAACCGCCACAAGACCCCCTAGTACATAGAGGCCAAGAGATAACTTACCTAGGGTTCTAGGGGTAACGGAGGAAGTATGCCATTAACTATACCAGTACCAAGTCACGCACACTCAGAGATTAGAAACACCCTAGGTGGTCTCTCCTACACCATAGAGTACAAATTCAACAGTAGGGATGAAGGGTGGAGGTTTGATGTCTATGACTCCTCCGGTAACGCTATCAAGCTCGGGATCAAGGTTGTGGAGAATATAGCCTTCTTCACTAGGTTTAGGTTACCGGGGTTCTCCACTGGGGATATAGTTTGCACTAAGTTTAGGCAGACAGACGACAACATAGACTTTAATAACCTAGGCTCCAACAAGGCCTACGTACTAACCTATCTCACTAATGCAGAGATAGCAGAACTCCTAGAGGGCTAACCATGGCAGATAGTAACTTAGCCTACAAGAGGAGATACTCCCTCTCTATAGCTCACCCAGAGAAGACCATAAGAACTAAGACCCCTAGTGCTGTACAGGGGGTGTATGAGAACCCAGTAGGCCCCACATACATCTATCCACTGAAGATAGACCCTGCACTAAACTCCAACCCAGCATACTTTGACTACGTGTTCACTAACAATGATGCACAAGTGATCTCTGAGTTGAACATGCAAGCCACCATCGTATATGAGAAGGATGTGGTCTCAGCCACTCCCCAGCAGGCAACCATAACATTATACAATGTTAGTAAGGAGACTGACCAGTACCTCAAAGAGGAGGCTACCATAAAGCTCCAAGCGGGGTACGAGAAGGATGGGGATGACCTCCCCACACTCTTCATAGGGCAGATAAGTACTAAGATTACCACAAAGAACGGGGCAGACACAATCACAACCCTGTACTGCGGGGACTCCTACACACTGAAGAAGACCTTCAGGCATGTAGAGACACTCCCCTCAAGTAACACCTTCAGGCAGAACCTAGAGAGGATCTTTGTTATAGCAGCCTCCGCTGGTGTCCCTCAGGGTAACTTCCTCCCAGAGGATGCTGAGATACCCCTGAGGGCAGATTTCAACCTAGATAAGAAGTCCCTCAAGGGGTGGATTATCGATGGTAAGTTCTTTGAGCAAGTAGCCAAGCTGTGTAACGCCATTAACTATAGAAGCTACACAGCCAAGGGGAGGCTCTTTATTGAGCCTAAGAGCTTTGTTGCTAAGGATGTGGATGTAGTAGAGGTCAATGCCAACAATATCAAAGAGAACCTCAGCCAGCTGACAGACTCATCCACTAACTTCACTACAGAGAAAGAGCAGCTCAACGGGGTATCATTCTCCACGTACCTCAATGGGGATATCTCCCCAGAGAAGACTGTCAAGTTAGTAGAGGTGGGAGACCTTAGTGGTCAGTATGAGATATCATCTCTACGCCATGTACTAGATTTAGAAGGCTCCAAGTGGGATACCGTTGTGGAGTGTAAGAAACAGATACTACCATCCTAGGGGGATTAAGTGCCAGATTTTAATGATGGGATAGTTAGGCACATAGCCAGCTACCTAGATAACCACGTATACACAGCTATCCCAGCAGAAGTAATAGGGGTGGCTAGATTCCAAGAGGATAGCCTTATAGATGTAAGGCCCTCCATTAACAAACTCTACGAGGATAGGTACTACCTATCAGCACCAGCCCTCCTAGAGAACGTCCCTGTGATGTTCCCTAGTGGAGGTGGAGGCATGATAAGCTTCCCTGTGGCTGTAGGAGATACAGTACTCCTAGTCTTCAATAAGTATAGCATAGAGAACTGGCTGGAGAGCACTGGGGGGCAGATTACCCCGGAGGTAGCTAGGTCATTTAACCAATCGGATGCAGTGGCCATCACAGGGCTCTACCCTACGGCTAACAGCCTTAAGCCTGACCCAGTGGATATGGAGATTAAGTTTAATAACTCATCCTTTAAGTTCCGCTCAGAGGAGAATGGCAATGGGGTTAACCTCACTACTAGTGGGGATATAAACTTCGCTGCTGAAGGTGTTGTCGCAGGGACTACCTCCACTACATTTAGTGTTACTAATGACTCTGGTGTGGAGCTGGTGGACATCCTAGTACAGATCCTACAGGCTATTAATGATGCTACTACCCTCACCTACTATGGCCCTAAGCCTAAGATAGAGCAGGCAGCTATACAAGCACTGATAACGCAATTAGAGACACTACAGGCATAATCATATGACAGATATTACAGGGGCGACACTCCTAGCGAAGGTTGTAGCCAACACTATAGCCGCACATGGCAGTGACCCTATAACAGATGACAAGTATATGGAAGCACTATGTGATGCCATCTCCGAGGAGGTTAACGCTTGGATATCCACTAACTTCGATGTCCACACTCACACCGGCATTAACGGTGAGACAGGCACACCCAACGTACCATAAGGAACCCCTATGGCATTCGTAGATTTACTGTTGGATGGTAGTGGTGACCTAGACCTCACCAATGGACAGCTAAGACTTACCCCTGACCTACAGACAGTTATTAGGCAGAAGGTACAGATCACCTTAAGGGCATTCAAGGGGGAATACTTCGCTGACATTAACTTAGGGGTACCTTACCTTGAGAATGATAACAACTCAGTACAACTCCTAGGGGATCGTATCCCTAAGGATATCTTCGATACCTACATGAGGGAAGCAATCCTCAGCGTAGATGGCGTGGTCAGTATAACAGAGTACTCCTCTGCAGTCAACAACACAGGAGAGAGCTTAACTATCCAGTTCTCTGCACAAATAGAAAGTGGTGAAGTAATAAGTACCACAGATACTATCACACTTTAATCTCTGGAGGGGATATGGCAGGATTAGACAGCACAGGATTTACTACAAAGGTACTATCAGAGGTTATCTCTGACCTAGAGGGGTATGAGAAGGAGTTTATTGATAGCAATATCTCCACAGAGAGTGACGAGGTATTGGGCCAGCTCAACACCACAGTAGGCACCCCACTGCAGTCCCAGTGGGATCTAGGCCAAGCAGTATATGACGCCTTCAACCCCCTCACTGCAGAAGGTGTCTCCCTAGATAACCTAGCAGCATTGATCAGTATCACACGGATAGCTGGGACAGCATCCACTACGGAGTTCCAGTTACTTACGGGTACTGAGGGTGCATCTATCACCCAAGGGAGTATCATACAGAACCCCATCAATGGGGATAGGTTCACCATAGACACCACCACAGTCTTGAATGTGGGCTCTTGTGTGTCCTCCATCTACACAGTCAAGCAAGTGTTGGATACCACAGAGTACACATTAACTATCAATGGTAATGTTGTTACATTCACCTCTGATGCAAGTGCCACAGCCGCTGAGATCGTAGCCGGCCTTAAGGCATATAACGATGTTACATACACTTCTGCTACTTGGACTCTAACAGTAGATGGTGTCACTGATGAGCTAACTATAGCTACCTCAGACGATGATAACATATCCATATCATCTATTACATACATCTCAGCTGACTCAGTGAGTGTCTTCGCTAGTGCCTCCTCTGTGGAGATCAGTGGGGTAGTAGCCCCCTCCGAGAGTGTCACTGGCATCATCACCACTACCTCTGGCTGGGTAAGCACCTCTAACTCAGAAGACTACATCGTAGGTAGGGAGACTGAGACAGATACAGAGCTCAGGGCTAGGCTATTAGTATCCCAGCAGGCGTCCAGTAAAGGTACCCTAGAGGCTATCAGGGACTCCCTGAATAACGTCTCAGGGGTGAGCTCAGCCACAGCTGAGGAGAACGTCACCTTAGTGGATAACACGGGTAGTGGTGGCCTCCCCCCTAAGAGCTTCGAGGCAGTTGTCCAAGGAGGCACTGATGAGGACATAGG